CAAGCCCAGGGCGAGACACCAAGCCACCCGCATCATCCACGTCGAAATTGACGCATGCCGCTAGGTCGGCGGGCGCCATGTAGTCAGCCGAGGTTTGGTTGTTGACCCCGGTGAACTGCTTGAAGGTGATGGGCTTTGCCATGCCCTGCAGTGTCCCAATGCAGCGCAGTGGCACCAAACCCTATACGGGGGCGCCTTTTGACCGGAATCTTCGCGACAAGCCTCGGGGTTCAGCCCGAGGTTCGAGCGAACAGGCCGGTACGGCCTGTTTGGTGGTAAACTGCCTTCTGTTGCGACAACAGTTCCAAATTCTTCTTTTGCCATTAGGCAGTTGGAACCGAGCACAAAAATTTCCGGTAATTCGCCGTCCCGCATGGGAGTCCGAGAGGTAGGCGCTTTGCTGAATGAGTCGGCGCAAGCCGATGCGGTCGGGCATGGCCGTCCTGTAGAGGGAATTCCCGCCATCAATGGCGGGGAGGATGTCAAGCGCCTAGGAAATGCGTAGCCAAAGAAAAAGGGCCGACTGGCCCTAGTTGTGTTGCTGCCGGTCATTTCCCGGAAGTTGTCTTCTTGATGAAGTCCCAAGCGGTATTCAGGACTTTTTCCAAGTCGTTGTTCAGCAGACTCGCCATCGTGTTGTTTCGGAGAACGTCCGTGACACCCTCCAAGTGAGTTTGATGTCCGCCGTGCTTATACACCTCTGCGGCATCCTTGAGAGCGTAGGCTTGCTTAAACAAGTCACGGATAACCCACCAGTCTTTGTCCGCGATTTTCGCGTCCGAAAACAACTCGGCTGCCGTTAAATGCCCTTCCAAAAAACGATCAAAGTGAAGATGGCATTTGGAATTTCCCACATAGCCGAAGCCCCAATACCATCCGCACTCCCATTGATGTTTGGTGAGCCAAATTTTTTCTCCGCCAAAACAGGGAAATCCATTGCGAAGTGTTCCTAAAAAGATTTTTTCGGTTGACATTTTTGTTCCTTTGAATGCGTTACTGACAGTTGAATTGTGACGTACCGAAGCAGGAACGGTACGTCACCCGTGACTTAGCCTACGCTTGAGCCAATTACCACCAACTTGTGTAGATAACGGCGTACCCTTCTTCAATCGCGGCACCCGCCCGCTTCACAAACTCCAACACATTTTCCTTGTCGTCGTCGCTCATAGGCTCTTGAGAGCCAAAGAAGAATCCCGGCGTTGGTTCAAGAGACTTTGCCAGTGCCGCAGTTTCCAACTTGCAGAGGTCTGACGGCAAAAGGCGAACGCCAACGCAGTTGAAGGACTCGCGGGTTCCGAGATTCTCGCGGTACAGCTTTTCCATCCACCCGTGCAGGTTGTTAAATTTTCGCCAGTAAGCGAATTCCGTATCGACGATACCGAGAGCTTTGGCTTTTTGAAGAACCGAATCTCGTTTTTTCCAATCCGTGTCGCCGACGGCAACACCGGCAAATTCCGGCAGCAAGCTGCACTTGTCGGCGATTAAATCTTCGGTGATGTCCACCACCAGATCGCCAACAATTTCCTGCTTGACGAGGTATGCGTACATGTCGAGGCCCATTTTGTTTTCCTTTCGAGGTTGGTTGCAAAAATCAATTGTGAAGGTCAGAGCTAGGAATCACTGCTCTTATTGCGGAGGGATGAGGTATTCAAACGGGTCTCCTTCAAGCAAAGATGCAAGAGGAAACGTCTGGTAGTCGCCGTTTTCCATTCTGACGACGCGGCAAAGCACCGGAATGTGCTTTTGTTGCCGCGTGTCAAAGCACTGGATCAACGCGAGACTCGCCATGTTTGCGGCGGCAATGAGCGCGGCGGCGCGGTCTTTGTCGTCTTCCGTTAATCTGTCTTGGACGTGTTGGTTTTCCATGTTTGCTTTCGCGTTTGTTGCTGATGGGTTGAATTGTGACGGTCAGACGTTGGAACGGTCAGAGTTGCTTGGCTGTTTCAGGTCTCCAAAACAGTCCCGAGCGCCACTCTGGTTCAAGCGCGCGGCGCTTGAGTGTCCAGCGCGAGCCACCCGACGCAACATCTCATCCGCCCAAGAATTCTTGAAAGGCGTGATTGCCTTTTGTTTCCCGCCGATGATTTGTCCGTATCCCATTTCAATCTCCAAACGCCAAATACAGCATGAGATACCACGTCGCCAGATGTTCAGCGCCAGCGTCTCCGGTGCGGTCAAAGACTTTGGCGTACCAGCGATGCCAACCAGATCGCGTGCAGGGTTTTCCACTCATGCTTTCGCCTTTGACAGATAGTTGTCCTTGACCCACTCGATAGCCGCGTTGGTCATATCGCGGTCAATTGGATCGTCCTTTTTGCCAAAGGACGAACAACGCCAGTTTTTGATGTCGTAGTACCACCAGCGGCGTTCGGTGCCCCAGGCAGAGCGCCGCGTTTCGACAACTTCAAGAATGTTGTCCGGGCGTAACGTGTGCGTCAGCATTGCATTTCTCCTTCTTCCAAAAAACATCGACGTATTGCCGCGCAAGGTGCCGCAGCGCAGAGTCGAGTAAAACGTCAGGCGCTTCCTCCAACAAATCATCGAATTCCTCGATGAACAAACTGGCGCTGTCTCCTTGCATGAAAATGTTATGGTTGACGCACTTTTCATCGGAGATGGTGACGGTCGGGAAACGCCGACAAATCTTGACCGTCACGTTCGCGCAGACTTGCGCGTCCTCGTTGATGATTTGCTCCAGATTCATAACTGCTCCGGTTTGTTGTTGCGATGTATGAATTGTGAAGGTCAAAGCGAGGAAACCACCGTCAGCACTGACTTAGCCTATCACGTTGCCTGCTTTCGGTGGAGAACCGATTTAACGGGTCGGCCTTGCGTTTTTCGGGCTTGACGCACCCATACCATTACCGACCCTGTGGAAATCGCTTGTAGCGCGTTCTGACGGGTAGGAATCGGGGTTGATACGCTGCACCAGACGCACAAACGCGGGTTCGTTTGGATACCGTGGTTGCGCAGACTGTCGCCAAGGATTTTGATGCGTCAAAAACAAAGGAGGGACAGTGCCCTCCTTCTTTACCAGCTTTCGTCGGAGTACGTGACGCTCGGCGACGGCGCTGGCGGCGACGGTTTGACGATGGCGACGTTCGTGCGTTCTTTGGCTTCCGCCTTGAACAGCGAGTGACTGAGTTTCCAAATCTTGCCGGACTCAACCGAAGCTGCCGTCTCCCTGACCTGCAAGGTTTTGGCGTTGATCTTCATAACTTCGGCAACGCGCGTTTTTCCCCGTTGGCAAACAAACGTCCCGTAGCTGCCGATGTTGATTGTCCTGTCGAGCCTTTCGTCCAACAGTTTGTTCACGTGCTCTTGAATCGCCAAGAGCGCCTTTGTGCTGAGTTTGTCCAAAGCCTCCAGTTTCATCTTTTCCTCTTTCAAATGATGGATAAAAAGGGCTTTCGCCCTTCGCGTTAAGCGCCTTGCTCCAAGCCCAGTTCAGTGCGGGCTTTCAGGAGAATCAAGCTGTCGGGATTCGCCTTCAGACGACCCTTACCGTCCGGGAGAGCAATCTTGAGCATCGGCAGCATCTGAAGCATCTGTCCAGCCTGAGCGCGGCAAGTGCCAACGCTGTACGGCTTGCTCAAAAGCTCCGCATGAAGGTTGCCCTTGTCACCGGACGCAATGTATCCGTCGCGCACCAAAACCTTGAGCGTCCGCTTCATAACTTCGTTCAGGTTTCCACCGTTGCGAATCCAAGAGAACAGTTGAACCACTTTCTCCGCCACCTTCTTTTGCGTGGAGCCGCCTTCGCCCGTGTTGGGTCGCTTATTCAAAAGCTCCAACAGTTCCTTTTGCTTGTGTTGAAGCTCCTCGCTTTCCAGCGCCGCATCGCCCACCTCCAACAGCAAGGTTTCTGAGGCTTTGTCGCCCAGTCGAGCGACGATGATCTCCGACACTTTGTTGGCGTGATAGGTCAGACGCGGCGACGTTGAAGGCTTGCGGCTGGTCTTGGGCTTAGGCTTGCTTTCGCTACCATCGGTTTCTGGAGTGGTTTGCGCGTCTTTCTCGGCATACAGGGCTTGAAGCGCCTCCGCCTTTTCAATGTCAGCGACCGTGGCGGCGATGTCGTCATCGGGTAGTTCCGCAACCGCAGTCACTGCTGCTTCCGCAACGGGTTCGGTTGGAGCCTCCGTCGCTGCTTCAATTTCCTCAGCAATCGCAGCTTCGATCTCCGCCTGAGCAACCAGCGCGGATTCGTTGTCGAGGTCGTTCATGGCATCAATGAAACCGTCACCGGAGGTTTCGACAACTTCCTCGTCGCCAAACAGTTGGGCGAACAGGTCTGCATCGGCGTTCATGTTTTCAATAGAGGTGGCGTTCATTTTCGTTTCCTTGATTGGTTGGTTTGCTGTGTTGTCTTGCGACAGAACGAATTGTGAAGCCCCCAATTAGGAGAAACGCTTTTCTGTTTTCTCGCCAGTGTTGTTTCCTATACGGCACACACGCATGAATAAAAGCGCGTGCGCCTGTGCGCGCGAGTACGTCTGCCATCAAGGCAAATCAAGTCTTTTGATGGCTATTTGATGGCTATTTGATGGCTATTTGATGGCTATTTGATCGACGTGTCCAAGGCTAGACTGAAGCATCTGGACGGCCATAAATTTTGCACAATGCCCAAAAACAGAAATGACCCAAGTGGCAAGCCATGTCGTCTCAAAAAGAAAAGAGGCAACTTCCACTTGTGGTTGTCGCCTCTTAAAAAGAACCTGAAGACTTTAGCCGACGAGGCTGGCCGTTGCCAAAATGCCTCTATGTGAAAATTTTTGGCAAATTGTTTTCAGCCTCGAAGATCACTTTCCGGGATGTTCACAGCCAAGAACGCTTGAAGTCACCATCTTCATTCTCGGTAATTGGCAGACACTCGATACGGTAATACATGACATCGGCTGCAATTCCAAACTTCACCCATTCGACCCTGTAAGGGTTGATAAACATTCTCACTTCTCCACTTCGGTACTTCACACTGAAAGGAACAGTGCCTTGCATATCGCCTTTGTGAAGGTGCGTCATCGGAATGTTCGGCATGTCGTTGCCGTTCCATTCAATCCAACCGTCTTCGTCTGCCGCAACAACAACGGCGTAGGCAACGATGTCATGCGGTTTTTCAGTATCGCCACGACCCCAGTTCATGTTTCCGGCTGGACTCGGGCCAAAAGACCCATAAAAGCCACGAAGTTTCCAAAACACATGAGACTTCGGCGGCACCGGGCACTCGCCGCCGTCCCACTTGATCCAATGCTCAAAATGAGCAACTGTTTTTTTCTCGTCGATGGAATAGGCAATGATGTCGGTATCGCTGTTGGAATGACTCCAGTTCAAAGAGCGCGCCATTCGTGGCGCGTGTCGCGCTTTGTTGCGAAAGCTCCACCGCGTCTGAACAACTACGTAGGCATCTGGTGACACCGGACATTTGCCGCCATCCCATCGGAACCATGTTCGTGACTTTTCGGGCTTTGTTTTAGCAGCGACAACATTGGCATAGAAGCGCACCTTAGCCTTGAAAAACGCACTTGCGTCGCCGCCTTCTTTGCGGGTTTTTTCGATCTCCGCAAACAACGTGTCCAGCAGTTCCTCGTCGTCGGGCATCTTTGCTTCCGCAGGCGGGCACTTCACTTGAGCCTCAAGCTCTGCAATGCGGCTCAGGGCGGCGTTGTACCGATTACGGAACACGTCCGCCCTGTGCATCCCAAGCTCGCCACTTTGCGCGCTCGCCTGAATCCACTCGGTCTTCTCGCTCCATTCTTGAAAAGCCTCCTCGTACCGCCGCAACCGCGCCATTTCTTCTTTGATCCAGTCCAGTGTTTCCAAAGCCTGTTTTGTGGACATGCTCATACTGCTTCCTTCATTCGCGGTTGGCCCGCTTGATTTCGTTCATTGCCTTGTCGGCAGTTTCCCGCAACTCTTTTCGGGTGGACTGCAATTGCATCTCGTCCACCAAATCCAAACCAGCGCCGATTGAGTCGAATTCCTCAGCGGAAACGCCCCATGCGCCAAGTCTGTCAAACCGGCTCTTGATGCCGCCAACGGCGTTTTGAGCCTTCACAATCACCTGAACAACGTCGGCGTTGTCAAACAGGTCTGTTGCCATGTGCCGACCCCAGTTCAGCCGGAACACCAGCGTGGTGTGATGCTCTGGCGCTCCCTTGCCGCACCTGAAGAATTCCAAAGCCATGCGCGGCTCGTACTGCAATTTGCTTTCGTTTTCAGGCGAAAAGCGCATCAACGGATGCAGCGTTGGCTTTGGTTTGTTTGCCAGCAATGCTTGCTTTCTTGCGTAGGCAGAAGTCTTGCGACTCACGACTTGCCTCCATTCTCGTCGGTTGAATCTAGGATTGCGTCTTTGGCCTTTGTGAGAAGTCTCTCGCAATCTAGCCGCCACCACACATGAGGAGCCACGTTCATGTCAGGCTCGTCGCCAAAAGCATCAACCACTGCGGCCATTTCCTTGAGAGACTCCAGCAGCTTGTCACATTGCTCTTTCAGGCGACCGTTTTTCTCGTGAAGTTGCCTCAGCAGTTTGGAGGCATGAATCATCGTGTCGCGGCGAACAAACCCGCCTTCCGAATTCGCCTCCGCTTCCAGCTTTGCAGCCAGTCGAATGGGCCTTTGGAGTTTTCCGTTCATGTTGCTCCCCGCTTCTTGCGGCCCTTCACTTTGGCAATTGCCGCGCTGGCAATGGTTCGCACTTCTCCATCAGACCAGTTGCTGAATTTTGTGGCTTTGATTTTCTTCAACGCCGCCAGTAACTCGTCACGTTGAGCCTCTGCGGCATTGAGCCGCTGTCCAAGCTCTCGACAACCAGCCAGTTGCTGTGCCGCTTCAGGCGACGCAAACCAAGTGACGGCTTTCTTCTGCCATTCCAAGTTCTCCCGGTACAGGCGACGCAGTTCGGTAGCAGCTTCCGAGAAGGAGGTTGGCCCCTCATCGGCATGACCTTTGTGTGCTTGCATCAGTTCATCTGCAAGTCGCAAGGCTTTTTTGTTTGGATTCATGTTGCACCACCTTCAACTCTGGCAATAGCCGCGCGGGCCATCTTGTTCAACATTTCGCCATCAGACGTGTTGGCGACGACCAGTTGCAGCGCCATCAGCAGTTCGTCACGTTGAGCCAGCAGTTCCAATTCGCGTCTGTGCAGAACACTCAGCGGAAAGCGCAGTTGCTCCAGCAGAGAGGTGTCGATGCCTTCGCAGGCATTCACGCAGGCGACGATGCGCCTAGCGTTGGCATCTGCCTCGTCTGCACCGCCAGCAACTTGACTTGCCAGCACTGTGGCAATCACGATCGTTGAGCCAACTCCGTTCTCCGGGTCGGAGGTCGTAAAGACGTTGTTGTACCCTTGTTGATGCCGCCACGGGCCGCGAGTGTGCTTGTTGCGCGACTTGTTTAATTCCGTCATTTCAGTCTCCTCTTTATGGAAGGTTCAGCATCTTTTTGGCTTCGTTGATGCTCTCAATCGTCACGCCAGTTGGCACGTTCATCTTGCCCCGCATTTGGTTGTAGAGAGCCATCCACGCAAAATGCAAGGCTGTTTTGTTTTCGTAGCTCGACTTGGACTCAAAAACACTTCCATACTGGTCGTAGATTTTCCATTTACCCATGTCGTCCACGAACAGACGATATTCCGGTGGGGCGAAGGCGCGACCTTGCAGTTCCGGCTTTGTGACTCGGGTGACATAGGTGTATTTGCGTCCAACTTTCGTGACGACATACTCTCCTTCAAACTTTTGGTAGCCGTATTCAGGCACGAGATAAACCGTGTCGCCTACTTTCAATTTGTTTTTCATGGTGCTTCCAGTCACAAATGACTTACGTTCTTGATTGGCTTGAGTCGGCTTACAGGGTAATCAAACTCAACACATCAATAGGCTCAAAATGCAAGTCCAATTCGATGCCGTTGCGGATCATTTCCTTGATGTTGATGTAGCCCCATTCGGCCTCATCCCAACCACCGCCAACCAGCGTGATTTTTCCGTAAGCCTGAAGCTGCTCGCCCATACCAACGCCATCTGGCATTGGCGCATCTGGATCGGGAAGAGCGTCGCCGACATCGCGCTCAACAATCCAAGCGTCAACAGAGCCACCGAAATAGTGAAGGCACAGAACCTTGTTGACGATTTTGATGTCCTGCGTTTGGTAAGTCACCGGCATTTCCTTGATGCGATTTGCCATTTCGATCACCAAGTCGGCGTAGTAGTCGCCCTCCTCTTCCAACTGGATCATCGCCTTGATTTCTTGGCGTTGGGAAAACCCAATGAAGTTTTCCAACCCGTCGTCAAGCAACTTGAGAGCGGTGCTTTTCTTGTCCATGTTTGTTCTCTTTGGTTTGCGTCGCAACAGTGCGACAAACAAATTGTGACGGGCGCAAGCAGGAACGGTCGCTGCCCATCACATTGCCTTGTTACCAGCCTCGCGTTGCGAGCTGAGTGTTGGCTTCCATCCAAATCCGGTAGTTCATTACCGGATCAACCATCACCAGTTCGCCGCCGGGACGCTGCATGAAATTGCCACAGTGCAAGTCCAAACACATGGACTTTGGTCTGTGCGTGTCGCACCAATCGTAAAGGCTGGAAAAGGCATTTCTGACGCTGTTTGGCAGCGAATCACATTGGCTTAGAAACCCCAGTATGTCCGATGATTTTGTCCAGCAATGCGGACTGTTTTCGCTGAAGTGGGCTATTGTGGAAGCGAGTTTGTTGGGCGCGGTGTTGTTACGCAGCTTTTCCAGACGTTCCATTTCGTACAGATAAATCGGGTAACTTTGATTGCAGATGGACGTTTCACCGATGCGACAATGGTCGTTCACCACCGTTGGAAAATGCTCGTTATCGGTAGCCGCGTTACCGTTCAAGACAAGGTAGTTGTAGTTGTCCACCGTCATCTTGTAAACGGTATCCGGTCTGCTTCCTTCAAACACCAGCGAGAAAACCCCGCGTCCAAGTCGTTTCTTTCCCTGAAGCAACGGATGCTTCAAGGCTTGTTTTGTGCCGCGCTCATCGAGACGCAGCGCCTTTACTGCTGACATAACCTTCTTTCCAAAGACAGAATTACAAGAAAGTTCATTTTGACCGCGACATCGCGGAACGGGCGCTCCAAACAGAACACCCCAAAAGAAAAGAGCCAAAGGCTTTTAGGCGCTTTGGCTCAAAGTTTCGTTGCAAACCAACCCGAAGGTTGGCTTGATTATAGGCCAATTATGTGTTGTTTGCGCCGCGTGCCTGACGGCCTTTTGCGAGCCTTTCCAAAACATCCGGCCTTGACATACGCTGAGAAGCCGCCAAGATGTTGATTTCGCTTTTCACCCAATCAATGATGTATTGAGGCTTGTATTCGCGTTGCCGCGTGTGTTTGTGGGCGACGTTCGGCAACGGAAAGTCGCGTGGTCGTTTCCAATCCTCTGGCAGCGTCATGTTGACCGTGGTGCGACCTTTGATGGCTTCTGTCGCCATTTGGATCAGCGCCTTGTGATCCGTAGTGAAAGGAACGTGGTTCATGCTGTTTCTCCATAATAAATGTTTGGCGTGACGGTGCGACAAACTTCCACCACTTTGCGGCAGCGTTCAACGTCCATCATGCCAATGTGGCACTCTTTTCGATCAATGCCCAAAGCGTTGGCAAGCCATTTGTAGGCTGTCTTGCGGGTCATGCGTTGGTCAGTCCAAATCGGGTCAAACGCGGCGTGGGCGCTCTTTTTGGCTTCCCGCAATTCAGCGTTAGCCAATCGGCCCAATGGAATGGTGCCGTCGCTGTGCTTGTGACTGTCCGGCACCCAAGCGCCTTTCTTGTGACAGCCGACATAAGCGTCACAAGGCTCACAATGCCAAAACTTCAGATCAAACAGGTCTTTTCTGTGCGGGTAGATGACCTTGCCAGTCACCAGCTTTGCGTCGTTGCCGCAGTACGGACAAATGTGACTCATTTTGCTTCCTTGACATCCTTCAGGACTTGTTCATTCGCTTCTTGGATAATGCTGGCGATTCGCTCTCTGGATTCGCGCTTGTATTGACGACGTGCCAGCGCATAGCGACTGTTGGCTTCTTGCGCTTCCTTTTTCAGACGATCCAAGTCTTGTTTGCTGACCATGTTTACCTCCTAGCGACCCACCCGGTCGGTGTGTCGTCCATTTGCTCCAACTTCTCAAGCTCCAACAGGGCGCGCTCTCGGTCTTCAAAACACCAGCGGTAGGCCCATGTGCCAAAGTGCGGGTCGATTCCAGTGCAGATGGCCCGCGTAAAGATCAAATCAGTCGTTCCTGCCCAAGTGCCGTCCGACAGTTGCCGGACGTTTCGGTACATGAATGACTCCTCAATCAGTGCTTTGATTTCGGCAGTCACTACCGACCTCTTGCGCGGATGGCTTCAGACAGCTTTTTGGCTTGCTCTTTAGCACCAGCAGCAACCAGTCCAGAATTTGGATCGCGCACACTGATGCAATGCTCATACGTCGAATGGCTCTCTGCGGCAGCGCGGTCGGCCAATGCCGCGCAAGCCTCGCGCTCTTTTGCGGCGGCGAAGGCTTCAACCTCAGCAGTAAATTGTTCAAGTCCAATTTCTAAAGTCCACCTTTTTAGACCGTTGTGCCATGTGGCAAGACCAAATTTTTTTGCCATGCTGATGATTTCGTCTTTGGTCATTGCTGCTCTCCCAGACGCTCACGCAGCGCGGCAATGACAGCACCTGTTTGGTCAGTGTTGAGGCGCTGAAAGTCGGCAACATCCTTTTCGGCGTGTTCCAAAGCCTCCAGCGCCTGCCGCAGCAGTGCGGTGTCGTCAGTGTTTTGGTTGGTGAAAATGGTATGCGCCGCAAACCGATGGCAAGCGTCAACATTTTTGCTCTCCTGTGATGCCGGGGCCGCTTCGATAGCGCGGGCAAATTTGATAGCCCAACCTCGCTCGTTCCGGTCAATATGGTTTGTTGCAAAGTAAATCTCATCATCCGTCAGCGGCTGGCGGGCTTTCTCATACCCCCACAGCGTTGCGAGGCGCTTTTGTGTGGACTTGCATTTGAGGTTTTCGGTGGGCTGGGGAGCGGTGTAGAGTGGAACCAGTGGCAAACCAAACTTGTCGGCAGCCTCTTGCGCGGTGGCCTTGTCTTTTGAACACATGCGGATGGCGGTGCCGTCATCGGAGTAGATGGCCCATGCACCGGGCGACTGCTGTGCTGCTGGCTGCTCTGCCGCAATGAAGACAACGTGCCATTCGCTGTCGAGCGGCGTTTCCAATCGCTTAACGGAGACATACTCTGCGCTTCCGTTTTGCCAGCGCATATAGCCCACCTGCTGATACCCAGTCGCTTTTTGCAATAACGCTTCCGCAGCTTGATACACGTATTCCTTGAGGTCAGATTGGCCCTTTTTCACCGTAAAGCCATGCTCCAAGAAGATTTCCTTGATTTGTGCGCGGTTCATGCTGCTTCTCCATAGCAATTCTGGAAACCAGAGGATGTCTTCAGTTCTTTAGGCAATTCGTAGAAGCCGCGATCCAGCCCGCGAAAGAAGCACTCGGCGGTAACTTCAACGTCGTACTGTGCCGCGTGTGCTTTGGCTGGGTCGTACTCAACACCAAGCGCAAACGCTAGTTCCGACAATTTCGGGTACTTGCCATCGGGGCAAGCCCACCGGGCGCTTTCCATCGTGCAGAAGGAGTAAACGTCTGGCACCGTGATGCCAACGCGAATCAACTCTCCGGCAATGAACGGGCCGTCAAAGCCCATGTTGTGCGCCAACAAGAGGTCTGCGCCACCCATACGCAGGGCAACATCGGACGCAATGTTGTTCCACTTCGGGCAACCAACAAGGTCAGAATAGGCAATGCCATGAACCTCTTGAGCGCCGGGTTCAATTGGCTGTTCCGGGTCAATCCGCTGCACCCAAACATCCTTCAACTCGCGTGATTCCAACTCATAGGTCAGGAACGCGATTTCGACGATCTTTGCGCCTTTGACTTGGGAAAGCCCGGTCGTTTCAGTGTCCAAAAATAGCAGTTTCACAATGATCTCCAACAAGAAAACTCGGTCACGTATGACTGATGTTTACAGTGCGCGCCGCAAATCTTTACAGTGCTACCGCAAACCTTTACAGTGCATGAGTGAATTTTGACAGCGCAAAGCAGGAACGGTCGGTTTCAGCAGGCAACTTGTCAGGGCACATCGCCCATGAAAAAACCCGGCACATAGCCGGGTTTGTTTTGGTACACCGTTGGCAGTGATTAGGCTTCCAAGTCCGCCAGCATTGCGCCAATTTCGTCGGTATCGGCCACAGCAGCGACGGCTTTGTCTGCTTTGTCTGCTTTGTCTGCTTTGTCTGCTTTGTCTGCTTTGTCTGCTTTCTTGGATTTGCGACCGCGCTTGACCACCACAGACGCGCTCAAAATGGAACGCAGAGCTTCGGCGTTGGCAGCAACAAACTTGCCAAAGTTCTTAATGACCAGAGCGTCCGCCGGGAAGTCTTCAAAGTTCAAGGCAGCATCATCCACCGCCTTGATGATCTTCAGTTTTTCTTCATGCTTGGCAAAACTGGCATGGTCTTCGTGCAGACTGCCGTCAGATGCCTTGTGATAAACGACTCGCATACAAATTCCTTCGTTGATTTAGGTGAAATACCCGGAGATTTACCGAATCCTCTTGCTGATTCGGCAGTGAAATTATATCTCAGTTGTGACTTAACAAACGAATGGTTTTACTTTTCACAACCTTGTCCAGTCTGGCCCGGACAGCTTTGAGCAAACGCCTTCAAAGTAAGCCTTAGCCAGCTTTGGACTGTCGAGTTCCTTTTTGATTGGTGCCACGCCTTCAAGGCCCATGCGCGTCATTTCCACAATGCAAGAGGTCGGCTCCCATTTAACGACCACGACGGCTCCGGCATATTCGTTACGACGAAAAACCGCCTGACTCACAATGCGCTTGTTTTTCGATTTCAGGCTTTCTTGAGCGCACTCAAACATCTGCGTGAAATCCTTGTCCATCAAACCCCACGCCGCCTTGAACAACACGTCCATGCCAAAAGACAACTCTTCGTCGGACACGAGACCATTGTCGTTACCAGAAACAAGCCAAGAGAAGGTTTCAAGCACCTTCCTGTCAAGCTCTTCCCGGAGTGTTGGTATCTCACTCATTTTGGTTCTCCTCGCGGTCACAGCAACCGCAATCAGATTGTGACGCTTGACCGCAGGACAGACGGGCGAACCACAACTGTCCTGCAATGTTGCCTATCAGTGAATAGCGAAGTATTCGCTTTCTTCTTGAGCGCGGCGCAAGCAAGTCTTCAGCACCGAATCCATCGCCGCCATCCGGGACTCAATCGACAAGACGTGCCTTGGAATGTAGAAGTGCGCCGCCTTCATTCGCGGGTCTGCCACCAACCCCAACATCAGCGTATTGAGGTGTTCCATGTAGGCGCGGTTCAATGCGCCCTTCCCTTCCTCTTCAACAATTGGAATACCCGGCTGCACCACCACGATTGCCGCAAAGCGACGACAAGCCACTTCAAGGCATTTGTCCACGTACTTCTCAAACCGGGCTTGTTCCTTGTCTGAAACCGTGTCCTGCAACGCTTCTGCCATTGTGTAGGCAAGCGTATCAATGGGCGACCTGTCGGTAATGGCTTTTTCAGCCTTGATGGAGGCATACTGCCTGTCGAGACGATTCAGGATGACTTCCTGAATGTCAAGCCGGGTAGCGAAGTCGTAATGTGCCGATGGGTCATAGCCCAACTCACGAAAGACGGCGCTTGTGGAGGTCTCAACAAACTGAAACCCGTACTTCTCAGCGACAGTACGGGCCAGAGTGGACTTTCCAACGCGGTGAGAACCACTCAGAGCAACAAGCATGGCAATGCCCTACACGACACCAGTGCTGCCAAAACCACCCAAGCCACGATGGGTAACTTCGCTGAAGTTGTCCACCTGAAGAAACTCGGGGTGAATCACCGGCACGAAGACGATTTGGGCAATTCGGTCTCCGGGATTGATGATGATTTCGTCTTGCTGACCACGGTTCCAAGCGGAAGCAAACCATTGGTTTTGGTAATCGCCGTCCACCACCCCAACCGTGTTGCCCAAAACAAGCCCCTGTTTGTGGCCCAAGCCAGATCGGGGAAGAATCAAACCGGCGACGTTCGCATTGTCCATGAAGCAAGCAAAGCCCAACGGGATCAGCGTCGCCACGTCGCCTTTGCGGATCACCACGGGGATGTCAAGGCTGGCAACAACGTCGTAGCCAGCAGACATGGGAGTAGCGCGCTTTGGCATGCCAAGAGCGTGCAAAACTTTGACTTGGAATTGGTGGTTCATGTTGTTTCCTTACGTTTCAAAAAGAGAGTTTCGAGTTCTGGGGTTTTCTTCTGCGCCTCAAGCATCTTGCGGTGTTGTATCCACCCGTTAAAGTTGCCATGAAGATCAGGAGTCAACCACTCGTCACCGAACATCCTGACACCAGTTTGACGAACGCTCGTCTTGTCGGGCGTGGCCTGATGCTCAAAGGGCGAACAGTGCATGGGATCGGCACCAGCAAGACGCTGACACAGGGCAATGTCCTCGTCGATTGTGGACTCACGACCGTCGTGCGTTAAGTAGCTGACGCGACAACAGCGCGCCGCAGAAACCTGACCCGCCAAGATGTTGATGTTGGTCTGATTGACCAACGCGCCACTGTCGTGCAAGAAGATGGCGATTTTCTGATAGTCACTTTCCTTGACATAGGGCAAGTGCCATTGACCATAGCTTAAATCTATCGGCGTTGATTCCTCGATAGCTTTCTTCATCATCTCGGCCAAGACGCGAATTTCAGGCTGTGCGTCAGGGTGGCAACGCAGGGCAAAGAAGTTGTCCCACTCCGTTGAGGAGACGATCCCGTGCGCCCACAGGAACGGCTCCAGCAAACGGTTGGCGACTTGCTTGTGCAAGCCAAACTTCATCATGGTTTCGGCGTAGTTGGCGGCTATTTTTGCGCCGTTCTTCCACACCTCTTTCGCTTGCCAGAGATCGCTTCCAGACAGTTCCTCGCCCGCTTGCATACCGGGCTTGTTGGAACCCCAATACAGAGGCATGGCGGGGTCTGTACGAACCTGCTCAATCAGCTTGGAAACTGGGATAGCACGGCTGGAACTGAAGTTTCGGGAGAAAACCCGGTGCGTGTTGAATTCCGGCAGAATGAAGCGGTGGAACTTCACCTGCATGGTGGTAAGGCGCTCGCCATACGGACTCATGCTGTCCGCAATGATTTTGACCTGCGTCATTTATCCTCCAAGTGTTCTTTGATTTTGGTGTGGAGCTTGCGTGATGCCATATAACCAAGCGCAAAACACACAATGCTCCACACCGCCAATGAAAGCGGTGTGAAGCTGATTAGCACTTGTTAGTCCTGAATGGCAGCGCAGATCAAATCAACGGTGGTGGCGAAGGCTTCAGCCTCGTCCAGCGTTTTGGTGTCCACAATGTCGAACTTGGCACCGCGCAGGTCATCGTCAAGCGACTTGAGGTAGTCGGCGGCAAAACGGTCGCGTCCAACTTGCACAAAAAGGAAGGTGAGTTGGTCGTCGGTTTCCAGCTTGTTCGCGGCTTGAGTGATGACGCGAGCGGCAGCTTGGCGGTCGTCAGGCACACCGTCGGTGAACACCACCACAACGGCCTTCTTGTCGGACTTGCCGACCACGGCCAGACAGGCGGTCAGGGCTTCAGCCAGCGGCGTAGAGCCACGGGGCGAGCGTTGGGTGAACACGTCCTTGACTTTGGCAGCATCCACACCAGTGAAGGTCTGGATGTTGCTGCCGCCAAAGACCACCAGATCAAGGCCGTCGCTGTCGATGGTGGCCATGTCGCGGGCAAAGGCGGTCAGAGATTCCTGCATGTAATCCCAGCGGCTGCGACCACCGGGCATGTCGGTTTCACCCATCGAGCCGGAGGCATCGACGGCGATCACGAAGTTGAATTCAGAGAGGAGGGTTGCTTGTTCAGCGGTCATGGCGATTCCAGTTTCAAAAAGCGGCCCAACTGCGGGTGGGCCAATCCGGTCACTCAGGACGACGAGCTTTCTTCACAGCGGAAGAAATGACTTTCCCGACACTGCCGCGAACCAGCGCAGTGAGGACGGTAATCAGGACGGTGAAGGCCCACACGGTCGTGAAGTCCATGTGCTGATGCTCCACCGGGACGAACGCCAGCGTCGGCGCAACAATGTTCCAGCTTCCCCACAGCAGAACCGACGGCACCACAGCGATAAGCAGCATGGCGATTAGCGCCAGACCAAGCGAAACAGCTAGAGCCGCAAACACAATCAACGCACCAGCGATAACAACGCCAATTCCGGCAACAGCTTCTTTGATACTCATTACTTGGCAATCTTTTTCATAATGGGCAGAGTCGCGTCACAGCGGTTTTCCTGTTTGGCGAAAGGCTTGTTCGTGAAGTCCTTGTCCAGATAGCAGCCAAGCGAGGCAGAGACAGTGCTGCACTTGGCCGTGTATTTCTCAACCTCTTTGCCTTTACCTTCGCCCACCACGTTCAGAAACGACACCGAGGCCCAGCCGTCGCCTTGTGGACAGTCCGGCGTTTGGGCGCTGTCGCCGTGCGACACGATACGCAGACCTTCCAAACGTGGGTTCTCCGCGCGGTAAGCAGCGGCGTTAAACAGGGCGTTGTCCCGTGCCGTAGCGCGGGCATCTTCCAACGTGTCAAAAGACACCTCTTTCTTTCCGCAACCAGAAAGAAGTGCGGCAGCTACCAACGCCGCCACGGTTGCGATCTTTTTCATAAGTCACTCCTTACTTCGCCAACTAGGCATGAAAAAGCCTCAACTTGGATTGTTCCGCTGTTGAGGCTCCGCGTTTCTCTTAATTTACAAAAGAAAGTAATAAAACTTGTTAATTACTTCCTTCTTGTATTAAGTATAGAAAGAAATTTAGTTATTTTTGAGGCAATGTCAGGCAGTTTTGTTTTCGTCCCAAGAGATAGGACAAGCACCGGCTCCGCAATCAACATGCTCCATACCAACATCTTCCTTAATGGTCTCGGTTTCCTTGGATGCGGCTTCGATGGCAGCGGCAATCATTTCGTACCGATGCTTCTCAACCGGCTCTTCTGGCAGGTATTCGTAGGCGCTGGTGTCTGTTTGAGGCATCACGGAGCAGCAACGGACTGTCGATTGGCCCTCCAAAAGCGTTTGCTTGAACATCTCAAAGGAAACGACTTTCGGGTCGTATTTGAGCGTGTAGCTGATTTGGTTGCCATGATCCGTCAGAGGTGTCACCCCGTCCTCTTGGACACCAACGATCCAGTATTTCTCCATCAGACGCAGGTATTGATACTGCTCCTGCGGTGTCGCTTCTGCCGCAGTCACCAACTTGTCACCAACGCCAAGCTCGCAAATCAAAGGCTTGGTTGGAAAGCCAACGATAGTGGTGCCTGAGTAGGTCTTCAACTTGCGGATTGGATAGCCTTTGGCTTTGTATTCGTCAATCAACAAGTCGTCGTTGCGGAATTGAACCCACCGCAGGTACTCGCGCATGGCTGGCAAGTGAGCGCCTTCTGTCAATCCAAACAACTTGGACGTGGTGTTGTGCGACACGCAGCCATTGGAAAGTTGGTAGGTGTGCGTCTCCGCAACTTCGATGTCCACGGTCAATTCAGGCGCTGCCTGTTTGATGCTCTTGATCTTCATTTCAAACGTCCTTTTTTGAATCCATTGCTTGTTAAAAACTCATCAAACCCCTCAGCGTGATCCGACTGAACAAACATGAACTGATTGATGCCGTCGTTGTAGAACTTTGCGCCAATCAGCCTGCTTGTCACTTTCCCCGCCCTCATTCCGGTTCGCTTCAGAAGCTCGTCAAACGGCTCTTCCTTTTGCTGGAGAGCGGTGTAGCAAAAGTTGGAAGCGCCATCGTTGTACCACTTGGCACCAATGTTCTTTACGCCGCCTTTTTTGCCGCGTTCTGACTGACGCGCCGCGTCCTTGAAACCGTTTTTCTCGACGGACGCAAGCCCGCCCATACTTGCGATAAGCAGGCGCTCTTCGCGTGTTTGGGCGTGAATTCCAAGCCCAAGCGCCTTCTGCTTGTTGCCGCCAATCTTGCCTGCCTTGGACGCTATTTCACGTCTGCGCTCAGGAGACAAGGCGGCAAAACCAAGAATCTGACCGCGTGATTGCGCCGCGACATGTGCAGCCTTGCCACCCATAGAACAGGCGGCAAGGTGGGCCTCGCGGTTGCGTCCAGAGATCATGTGGTAAGCACACAAGTCTCTTGGGTCGCCAAACTTTTTGTAAAGCTCCAGATGGGCAAGGGCATGGTCTTTTTGGTGCAGAACTGTCAGGTTGGAAACGTCGTGCGTTCCACCAAGCCTTATTGGCAAAACGTGGTGAACTTCGCAGTCGTCAGGAACGATTACGCCGTGATGTTCTTCGTAAATCTTCTTGGTGTTCGGTCGGTACTTGTAATGGTTGGCAGGCTTATACATGGGAATTTCCTCAGTGGTGACTGATTATAAAACCTGCCGGAACCATAACCGCTTAGAACTGGAGAATTTCGTCGGCTTCGGTCAACTCATCGACCCGCTTCCATTCGCCTGACGTGGTTTTGAGCTTGTGGTTGCCGGTCAGCTTGACCACGATGCCGTCCTCAAACTCAATCTCGTACACAGGCTTGATGCCGTTGATGTAGAGCTTGGTGACTTCACGCTCGGCATTGCCTTCGTCCAAAACCAGCGTTTTGACCTTCGGCTCAATCCAAGTGTCGTCTTCAATACCGTCAAATTCGGTCACGCCATGCTTGGCAAAAAGCTCACCCATTGTCAGGACACCTTCGGTCGTCTTGATGGCGGTATCCAACGAAGCGCAACCCGAAGGTTTTACTGTGGTGTTGGTGTGCGGCACAGCCAAACCCAAGGAATTGGAGTAGAGCTTGGCTTCTTCCTGCACGGCACGCTTGAAGCGCGAAAGCGTCAGCCAAAAGTCCTTGGACTTTTCTTCATCAATGATGTCGCGGAAACCAAAGCCAAATCGCGCCCAAGCATACTCATGGATGCCTGTCATGCCAACGCCAATTCGGTTGGTGCGCTTGACTTCCTTGGAGTAGAGCGAGTCCATCAAATTGGCGCGAATCAACGCGCGGGTGGTAACGCGGAAAGCGTCTTCCGCATCGTCGTCCCAAGCAGCATCACGCGCTGCCAGATCGGCACAGTTGGTCGGCTCTTCCAAATTGGAACCAGCATGGAATGGCACAACATCAGCAATTACACAATATCCACCGAGAGACGAGAGGACAATTTCACCACACTGCCCCGTGACGATCCCATTAAATGTGCCGGTTCCGTTCTTTGGCTCGGTAAAACAGAATGTTTCGCATGGCTGATCCGCCGTGACCGAAACCACCGTCACAAAGCGGGAGGCGCTTCGGTTTGGCTTTTGGGCGGCGCAGTCCAAGCGGCACAGCTTCAGACCATACTCGTTAAGCAATCGCCATGTATCGTAGCCGCAGATAATGATTCTCCAGCACTCTTTGCAGTCGTAAACCTTCTCTCCTCCGCGACCATCCGGCATCAGTTTTGGAGCGGCTTTGTGCGTTCGTTTGATTTTCGCCTGAACACCAAGACGAGTCAGCATCAATCGCACATCTTCCAAGAAAGGCTTGTCGATGCTTGAAATTTGGAGACTTTTGCCGCCTTCTTTGTCGATCGAAACAGCCCCGTCAGAGTCCAAAAGCCCCGCAAGCCAACCCAAACAGTATTGCGATGAGCCATCAACAGGAACCCAATTCTTCTCACGCATTGGCCCATGTTTCCATGTTTTGCGTGGCGATGAAGGGTGTTCGTCGCCAAAAGCACCAACCAGACGGTCGGCGCACATATATTTTGGTTTGTACAGCCACGAGTAAGTCATGTTGGTGCAGCCGTCGCCGCTATAAAACCCTTGACTGTATGCCTGCTTGTCGTCGCCATACTCAATGCCACGCTCAATGTAAGGCATGACATATTTTGCAAGTTTATCGCCGACTTTTAAGCTCGTGGCACCTACACGCTTTCCTTCTGGCGTGTAGCGATCGCCGCTCAAAACAAATTGGTGATTTGGAGTGCAGCGCAGCTTGGAGCCATCCGAAAGCTCGACCAGAACTGTCGAATTGAAGCCTGTTGAATGCGGAACAACTGAAGAGAACTCTCTGCCGTTCCAAACCTCAATCTGCGAACCAACAACGTCTCCAATCCGAACGTAGCCTTGTCTGGTCAAAATTGGAGTATTGGCGGGAACACATGGATTCACGATGATCTTGTATTTGGAGTCTTTCCAAGCCTTGACCAGCGCCTTCGTAAGCTCCGCAGACTCACCGTCCAACTTGAAACGCTGAGATTCGGCAATGTTGCCGTCAAACAGAATCTCAACGCCTTCTGGATTCCAAACCAGCTTGTCCACGTTTATCAGTCCGGGTTCGCCCGTACCGTCAAAGTAGGCGGCTTCACAAATGGCGTTGAACACAGCAACAGCATGATCCCGGAGTTCAAATGTTTCGTCCGACTCCCAAGCCAAGTCTTTGTCTTCTGTCTTCACCAGCTTCCAGAATTCTTCGTCCACCGTCACTGAGTTGTTCGACGACCAAAGGAAGCCGCCGCGCTTGACTTGAATGAAGTCCAGCACGCTTTTATCTCGCCATGACTTCGTTGCCATTCGCGCTGCCCGCCGTGCGCCACCAACCAACACACACTCGGCAAGGTAGTGATCCGCGTACATAGTGGCACGCCAAGGGGCCATGCCAGCGTCGCGCAGTTGGGCCACGTTGCGAATGGCGATCATCAAAGTGCCGGGGCCGGACGCTGGTCGCCCTTGCATACCCTTGATTGGAGCGCCGCGCGGACGAACTTTGGAGAAGTCCAGCAACAGCACTGTGTCACGCTCGGTCTTGAGGAAGGTCATTGCTTCGATCTTCTCCATAGCCTTGGCCCAACCTTCGCGGCTGTCCGGCACCGAGAAGTGAACGATTTTGCGACCAGCATAGAGATGTTCGGCAGTACGCAAGTCCAATGACTCAATTTCGCCGCTTTGAACGTCCTTGTGCATCATGTCGATAACCGGCACAACGATGGGCATGTAGTTGAAGTCCACCACCATCATTGCGTCGTCGTAAGCGCGACCAACACCGGAGCCGTTTAGCAACAGATAGAACGTCAGAAACGACATTGCCGAAGTGCTGCAATTTGTGAAAATTTCTTGATTGCGCGTAGGCTGTGTTGCGTCACCGTGTTGCAGATGGCGACCAGACATCAGGGTGGAGGCTTGTTGCAAGTGATGGAGCATCTTTTTGCGTTCTTCTTCAGCGAATTTTTCGCCGCGAGGCTCCAGCATGGAATTACCAAGGGCAACACGCTCCGCAACGTCACCCCAAGTCTCGGTGTCGATCTTGCCACTGGCGTGAATGTGACCGGAGACAACATGACTATCACCAAAGTCCACCTGATAGCCAGTGATTGCGTAGCCAGCATTTTTGGCAAACGATTCGACTTCTGCGTCCAAAGCCATGTCGTCACGTCGCGGCACTTCAAACGGTATCAGCGTCTTGGGGTCGGCAAAATTACGGATGATTTTGCGGTTGATGGTGCGGTTGGCGACAGCTTCGCCAATGCCTTTTGCGTAGGAACGCACAAATGCCATGTGGATTGCTCCGGTTGTTTGATGGTTGCCCAAGCTGATTTGTTGGGCAAAAGAATGTCGTTGGCTCAAAAGCCAAAAAGCCCAACCAACATTGCGTTGGCTAGGCTTTTCATTATAGTCACCAGTGACTTATGGATGCCATGCGCGCAGGCGGTCTATGCCTGCATCAAATGGCGTTTCATGGCGATTACAGACTTGAATTCGTCGGTCTTCATTCCGGCGTAGATGGTGAACAGCGCATCGGCCAAATGCTCATTGTCGCCAACAAAGGACACTTCACCTTTCACCTTGCGGGTCAACCAGCCAGCGTTGGGATGCTTGGCAACAGCCGCCTCAATCATTTCGTCTTTTGTGGCGGTCTTGATCCCGGTTCCGGCAAGTTTGGTTTCGGTCGGGGTCAACTGAATCATGGCAATGGGGCACGCTGAAAGCACACCGATGCACACGCCATACGAGGCCATTGCCCGCGCTGACTGCGAACCAACTGGCACCTCTACAAACGCAAATGAAGCGTCTGCACACGCTTCCACAAAACCATCGTGCAGCAACCGGGCGCGACGCAAGTCGTCCGAGTTTTTGCGAACGGTTTTGGCCTTCTTGGCATCGTCTTCCGTCTTGACCAGATACATCTTGGTTGGAGTCAACTCCATCGTACTCAGGTCAAGCTCGGCTTTGACAACGCCGAAATTACGCAAACTTGGATCAATGCCAACAACTTTCAACTTCATTTCATGCTCCTACCAACTGCCATAGCCCATAGCGGCGTACTGCTTATTTTCCAACAAGCGGGCGCGCTCATTGGCTTCCGAACTTTTCAACTTCATTTCTTGCATTTCCTTAAACAAGTCGCCACCAATGTTCTTCAGGTAGTCAGTGAATCCACTTAGCAACTTCAGCTTGCTTTCCGGCAATTCCATTTCAACGTAATTCGCCATTTCCATTGGCCGAAACACGTAGATCATTTCGCCTTTTTTGCCCCAATAGGCTCGAACAGGCGTGAAACTTTCACCGCCAATGTGGCTAACTCGGGAATACGTTGGCGCTACGTGGTTCCCTCTGGACGTAGTGAGAGTGGCCGGTTCCGTCAGCATGAAGGCAATTTCGTGGCTTTTTGACCCGGAGATTGCTCGCGTCAACATGGCGGCAAGGTTCTTCATGTTTTCGCTTGACACTTGCGCTTCTTTACTCATTTTTTTCCTCGCAAATAACAAAGCCTCTAGTTTAGAGGCTTTGATGGTTATTGAAATGTCACAGGTGACTTATGCGGACTTGTCGGTAGCTCCAGCAACAACCGACACGCCTTCGCGTTTGGTAACGGAGATTACTTGGTCGCACCAGTCCGCAAGTGGGCGGTGTGAAATGACCAGCACCGTGCCGCGTTCTTTCGCCTTGCGCTCCAAAATCAGCATCAGACGCTCCAAACCAGCCTCGTCCACCGCGTCGTCAATCTCGTCGCCAATGAAGCATTGAAGTGGTTTGGTGGCGCGACCAGAAACCATATCCTGCAATGCAAGCGCGGTAGCCAATCGAACCTTGCGCTTCTCACCGCCAGACAAGCCAGCAAAACTTTCAGCGCCCTTGTCGTTGCTCACTTCAATGGAGAATTTTTCCTTGAGTTCTCCTTTGGCGCTTTTCGTGAGCGTTGTCCATGTCGCATGAATGTTGCCATCCGCCAGCACGCCCAAATACTCCTGCGTTCGGTCGTTGAGAAATGGCGTTACCGTGTCGAGAATGTGCGCCCGAACACCGGCAGGGCCAAACACCCGCGTCGCATCGCTCATCAACCCAAACGTCTTGTCGGCACTGGCAACTCGCGCTTCGTTGTTCGTCACTTCCTTCGTTTCGGCTTCGATCTTCTGCTCGGTGCGTTGGACTACTTCGGCCCAGTGGTTTTCTTCAGCAAGAATGGCGTTTGCACGGCCTTTGATGACGGCAATGTCTTTTTCAATCTGCACTTTCTTACTTTCAAGCTCTTTGGCGCGGGCAAGCAAGGTCATTATCTGACGCTGCTCTGCTGCCAAAGCACTCACATCGACCATCGCAGCTTCAAACGCTGTGGCTTCGTTACGAAGCGTTGTTACCGTGTCCGTCGCTTTCTTGATTGACTCAACCCGATCCTTGAGATTTGAGCGCAAGTCCACAATGGCTTTGGAACGAGCCTCAACAGCGGAATGAAGGTCGTCTTCGCAGTACGTTTTGCCACACTCCTTGCAAGGAGTACCCACAAGAGCTTGAGCATTTTCCAAGTCCTTTTTCAGTTTGTCCAAAACAGCCTTGTCCGCGTTCGCAACAAGACGCAAGCCGCGTTCGTGGTCTTCTGCTTTGCGAACAGCGGCATGAAGCTCGTCAAGGCGCTTTTTGCTTTCCGAGTAGGAAGCAATGAGCTTTTCAATTTCTTCCAACCGTTCCTTCAGATTCGTGGCTACGTTGATGGAGGCAATATCGTCGTCACACTTGCCCATCTGCACTTGAAGCGGAAGAACCTTAGTCAATTCAGTTTTGGCGCGGTTGCGACGTGAGGCATGAAAGTCGTCCCGTCTCTTGACGCTTTCAGTCAATTCGCTGCTCAGGTTAGCCAAGCGGTTTTTGGCTACGGCCAAGTCTTTCTGATGCGACTCCAACTTGAGTTGGGCATCGTTCATTCGCTGACGGGCAATGGAGTAAGCCTCTGTGAGAACTTCAACACCGGCAGCTTCTTCGATCAGGGTCTTAAGTGCCTTGTCAGTCATTCTTGGCAAGTCGGGCATACGCTCCTGACCGGCATAGACGGAAGACATGAAGACATCAAGGCTGCACCCCAAGACCTTGACAATGACTTCCTGAGTTTCCTTGTCTGTGCCTTTGGACAGGTCAATCCACACGCCGGTCGTGTCGTCCTCGCCAGGACTTGCTGCCTCGACAACGGTCTGGTTCTTGAATTCCTTGTGCTTGCGATAGCGAGTGATTCGATAGACAGTTGCCCCGTCCTGAATCAGAAGGCGAACGTAGCAGTCCTTTTTTGCGACGTTATTGACCACCGCGTCGCCAGAAACGTCCCGCGCCGTCACGCCGTACAGCGCCCAACACAAAGCGTCCACAACCGACGACTTGCCAGAACCGTTCGATGTTGCGGACGGGTCGTCTTCGTTGATGCCTTGTATCAGCAAGAGTCCGCGATCATCAAGGTCGAGACTGGCTTTTCCAATGGTCAGAAAATTACTGATTTCCAGTTTTTTGATTTTCATTTACTACTCCAAGCAAAACGCTTTGTGTCCTTAAAACTCGCCCCATGTCGGGTAAGGGATTTTCTTTGGCTTTGGTGGCTTTGGCTTTTTGGTTTTTTGCCCTGAGACATTCCAATACCCTCCAAAAACGTCACTGATGTTGGTAATGGCATTGACGTAGGTTGTAACGTCGTCGTCCCCTATCACGTACTTCGCTTCGCCACTTGAGAAGACCCGCGTATTGAGCATCTTGAGCATTTCCAGTCTCTCGTAGTCGTCAGAAAGCTGGTTGAACACTTCAAGCCACTTGTCGGCACGTGTGTTGACCGTTGCCATTACGCATCCTTCAAAATGACGGCATCCAACAAAATCTGCTGGCACAAGGCCGTCAACTCCTTCGCATTCTCAAAACCTTTCGCCTTGATGAAGTCTTCAACGCTGACACCGATGGAGGCTCCAGCCTTGATGCTTGACCCACCTTCTCGCTTCGCCACCGAAGTGTCTTTTTGCTGGATGATGATTGAGCCTTTGGCACCGAGATTTGCGAAGTGCTGCCGCAGTTCTTCAACATCTTGCGACTTGAATGAGTTGATTTTGGCTTTGATAAAGTTGCCATCGACAATCATCGGAATGTCGTCCGGGTCAGTGTCTTCGGTGATTTCAACAAAGTCTGGAGCGTGGCTTTTGTGCCAGTTGACTTCGGTGGGGCTAACCGTCAGAAATCCGGCTTTGCTTCCAGCGTCGCTCCATGTGTGATGGGCCAGTGCGCCGATGGAATACACGCCTGTTCCTTCAAAGCACTTGTGGTTATGGTAGTGGCCCGAAAACACCCGACGAAAACGAAAGGACGGATCGCTCAACCACTTCGCAGTCAGACCATGCTCCGGCAGCCCAGCAATCACGCCATCAATGGGCGCGTGCAGAATCAAGTCCGTTTTGGTCATGGAGTGCGCGCTGAGGCTTTTAGCGACCTTTCTGATTGCGTTCTTGAGGTCGTTGATGTTTTCCACCCACGGTATCAAGACCAAATCTGTTCCTTCCACAAAGCGAGGAAGAACCGTTGTCTTGTTGTAAACAAAGCAGCCAACGGCACGCAAGGCCGAAATGGCAGACCCAAGCTCTTCGGCTTTCTTGCCTGTCAGGTCGTGGTTGCCAGCGAGAATGTGAACCTCCATGTCAAGGTTGGTGATCTCTTGAAACGTCGCCAACGCCAGATTTAATACGACGGGGGCAACGCTGCCACGAACGTGAAACAGGTCGCCAGCAATGACAATCTTCTTGCCGCCTTGACGGCGAACTTCTTTGGAACACCGGATGATTTCTTGCAGCAGGTTTTCCAACCTGACATTTACACCTTCCGACGTTGTTGACGAAAAGGCAGACCATTCATGCAAATGAACGTCTGCCATCAAACCAAACACTTCACTCATTTCTTTCTCCTAAAAGTCACCAATGACTTACGCTACGGCGTAAAACTTGTGCCTGCCTATTACATAGGTCAGGCGAACACCGTGTCGCCAACGTGGCTTGACGGTGATGGAATGGTAGTAGGTGGAGCCTTTGGTGAAGTCTCTTGCCCATCCATTCACAACCACTTTGGCAACGGCTTTTGACAGTTGCCAAGAAGGATCGTCTTTGTGTGGTATCAGGTGCTTTGGAACAATCAAGCCGCCGCCTTTGGTGACGCGAACCTTGCCAATTGTCCAACTGAATTGACTGGGTGCCCCGACAACGCGACAGGCATTGTCGGGGTTTCGATTGGCGCGGTTCATGGTCACTTGGGCAACCGCATGCTGTCCTGTCAACGACTCGCCGCGTGCTTCGTGGTACACATTGAGAGCGACACAAAGAATGGCGCTGGTGATTAACATAGCTGAACCCCGGATCGTCGAATTTGATGCAGCCAATTTTCTGTGGCGCGCGGATCACTGGGAGAACCCGGAACAGTGATTGTCTGCCGCGTGCATGGGTTGAACAAACGAAGATGACGGTTTTTGGATTTGATAACCCATCCGTTTTTAATAAGGCTTCGGGCTATGCCGTCAATTACCTTGCAGGTGGAAAAGCGTTTCATGGTCAATGTCTTTGTTGCGATGCTTAAATCATAACGCGCTAGGTCAGGAATAACTAACGCAGTTTCATTGCCTTCAATAGAGCCTCGTTCGACACCGATGTATTAACATGGAATTCGTTGCGAGACAATTTTCTGCACAGTGCGCCGCTGTCGGAATGTGATTCGCTTGGTGAATTCCACCAATCGTCGGCATTGACAACGTAGTAGTGAACCGTTTTGCCAATTCGATGCGCCACGCCGATGGCAGTAGCGCCTCGATACTTGGCTTCGCGTAATGTGGCAGCGTCGAGAAACCAAGCGTTTTGCTTTCCAAGAAGCTGCTTGGGTCTTTCCCCCGACTGCCACGCAAGGTACAAACACCGACCGTCCGGGAAGTGGTAAAACATGCCTGTTTTCTTCCCGTTGATGGATCGTACCGTTCGCTTTATCACCAAGCGCCCCACTGGTCTTTGTAGGCATCAGCCTTCTTTATGGCGGGCTGAACGCTGGCCGGTTTGAAACCGATGTTTTCTTCGCTTGGCTTCGGTTGTGGCAGTTTGCTATCTAGCGGCTTGTAGTGCTTCCGAAGCGTTGGGTTGTTTCGGATGCACTCGTCAATCACCATGTTGGCTTCGTCGTTAAAGAAGCCAGGTTCCTTTTGGGTGCGCAACCAGCAAAGCCAACCCGGCCCGCCATTCGCAAACACGATTTCGGAGAATTTTTTGCCTTTGAATTTGCCAAAAGAGAAAACATGGTCGATGCCCACTCCGGGTTTCGTACTTGTAAGAAGCATCTTCACTCCAATCTTTTCAAGAAAACGACCGTGGCTTTCTTGTTCACGGTCAACACATGAGGCCCGTAAATCTTTCGCAGCGTGGCGTAAAGACGCTCCGGCGCTGTTACGGGATTGTTGGATAGCTCGGTGTGGTTTTGATGTGCGTAGAGGACGCACATTTCTCCCACTGGCCCTGCCTCTACGCGCAAGACTTCAGCTTTCCCAAAAATGATTTTCTCTTTTTCATTCAGGAGATAGACAACATCTCCCGGAGACAAACGCTTTGCGTAGAAACTGCCAATGCGAAACGTATTAAATTCGCCCTCAACCCCAAAAACGGGGGAAACAAAACCGATAACCGTTGAATTCACCGCGCCACTCCCTGACTGTATGCTGGTGCAGTCAGTATAGAAGTGGCGCGGTTATAGGTTAGCTAGACAGCAGCGCCGTCAATTCGTCGTGCAAGCCCTCTTCCTCAATTTTGGAGATAAGCTGCTTTTTGAAGTACGACTTGCCATCTGTCCAAGTCACACGCGGGCCAGATGCGGCAAGTTTTCCGGCTTTTGTCAGGTAGGTCAATGTGCCGCCCACAACGTCAAAGTAACCCGTACCATCTTCACGGAAGCGAAAATCCCATTCGGCTTTCTGGAACGGACGATAGACCTTGTTCTTGATACATTTGGCGGTCACTTCTTGACCAACCATTTCCTTGTCGTCACCCGTCCCGTCCACCAGACGCTTCGCGCCAAGCTGAATGCGAACAGATGCGTAGTAGCGCGGAGCTTCGCCGCCCGGCGTTGTTGTGGGGTCGCCATAGACTACCCCCGGCTTGAGGCGCATTTGGTTCAGCACCAAAACAAGGACATTGAGCTTTTCGGCAAAGATTGCCAGTGCCGGGAAAACCGCGCTGGTTGCTTTCGCCAGTGCCAAAGAGTCGTTCATGCCCTGCTCGTCGATCTCTTTGCCCATCTTGGATTTGGGCACCATTGCTGCCAACGAGTCGTACACGATCACGATTGGCGCTTCTGGCGGGATGATTTTCTTCTCGCGTGCGCCGCGTGCGATTCGCAAAGACTTGGTGACAGAGGCTTCAAAGGTGTCTGGAAAGTCGTGAAAGAATGGCCCGCGTCGCGTATCCAACCCGAGACGCTCTGCCAGCACTGGCTCAAAGGAGCGTTCGTGGTCTTGGAAAATGGCAAAGCCACCTGCTTTTTGTGCCGACACCATCGTCTGTGTAGCAATGGCGGTTTTACCAGCGGACGACGGGCCAAAGATTTCAACGATGCGGCCAACCGGCAGACCACCGCCAACCAGCTTGCCGCTGATAGCTTCGTCCAATGGAGGGTAGCCAGTCGATAGCCAAGACTTAACGCCGATTTCGTGTTCAACGTGGCCCAATTCTTTGTCGATCTCTTCCGCAAAGGCGGTCAATGTGGTCATGGTTACTTCCCTTCAAATGGACTGATAAATTCCTCGATGTTCTTGGTGATCGAGGAGAACGAAAGCGTGTGGCAGATGTCGGTAAATTTGTCGCGGTCAAGAGCGCCCGGATAAACCGTCACGTCGCTTTTGGCTGGTGCCGCAACCTTGAGCAGTTGCATCATCATCAAGTTGCGGCCAAAAATCTTGCGACCTTCAGCACTGCACAAGCGAACGTGCGCCTTCTTCTTCGGGACAAAATCACCGCTGTCACAACGTTGCCAAAACTTACGCACTGACCCGAATTCAGCGAGAAATTCTGGCGCTCCCTTTTCACCGATGCCACCCACGCCGGAAATGACATCGGAAGAGTCGCCTTGCAAGCACTTGCCTTCCAAGAAGGCATAGGGCGTTGCGTAGCCAGTCTCGTTCATAAAGTTGATGTGGCTGATGACTTTGCCCTCGTCGCTAAGGCTGTGCCAAGTGACGTTGGGGCGCACAAGCTGAATCCAGTCGTGGTCGCCCGTCACCAGCATCACCTCGTTTTCAGGCTTGCTGGACAGTTGGGCAACCAAGTAGCCAGCCATGTCATCTGCCTCATGCGTGGCGACTTTCATTTGACGAACGCCAAGTGCTTTCATGGCTTCGACAATGTAAGGACGTTGCGTGATGTAGGCTTCACGCACCGCTTGGCTGCGCGGGTCGGCAGAGGAGCGGTTGCTCTTGTATTCCGGGCACATATCAAAGCGCCACTGAGCTTTGCCATCCCACAAGCAAATGATGGAGAAGTCGGGGTACATAACGCGGATACCGCGTATGGTCTTCACAAAGCCAAAAACCGCTTGAGTTTGAAGTCCTGCGACACTGAGCTTGGTTGCGTAGTTGGAGCGATGCCCCAAAGCGTTGGCATCAACAATGATTGTTTTGGACATGATCGTCTTGAGAAAAGAAAACCCTCCGAAGAGGGTTTGCTTCAATCACTCGTGACTTGACTTAACCGGCCAACTCACCGAGCAGGTCGTCCAAATCTGCGTCGAGTCCGATGTCGTCCATGTCGGGCTTTGCGCCCGACGCATCACGACGAACTTCCTCGCTGCGGTCAGGCAGAGCAGCAGTCGGGCGAGAAGGTGCCGAAGCGGCAGGCAGCAAACCGGCAACGGCGTTGATTGCGGTCAAGGCACGACGTTGTTGTTCTTCGCTTTCCTGCGCCACGTACTCGTCCAAGTTGTTGAGCTTGGACATGATGTCCGCTGGCAGCGTGTGTTTCTTCGGAGAGATTTGCGCCGAATACTTGGTGTTCATGCCCTTGCCTTCGCGGTTGATCGTGATGATCTGCGGAGCTTCAGGGTCGAACATGCCAGCGCCCCAATCTTCCATCATGTCCAGAATTTGGCCGAACACAGTCTTGCGAATTTCCAGAATTTGCGGGGTGTTCGGGTCTTCGGAGTCGAGGGCCAGAACATTCAGGAGGTAAGACTGGGCACCCATCGCATCCTTCAGCAGCTTGATGGTGCTGTCAGAGGTGGAATTGCGGATCGCGCTTTGCAAACCTTCGCAGACGGGGCAGTGTTTGCCGTGCGTCTTGTCCAAACACACATGCACGGCCTGAATTTCGTCTGCGGCATTCTTGATGAAGTGCTGACCGTAGTCGTGGAAGAACACGCCTTCGTCACCTTTACGCCAGCCCGGAAGCAGAACGTAGCGGTTGGCACCGGGATTGGGCTTCAGAGTTTTGGCTTTTTGTTTCAGAGCTTGCTTTTTGCTCTTCACGAGAGCCATCAATTTTGCTGCGTCCATTTTTCGTTTCCTCAGTTGAGAGTTTGAGATGTTTTCAGTTTGGTTGATGTCTTGGACGCAAAACGCATAAGCGTTTGCGTCTTTGACACCGCTAGTATAAGTCACGGTTGACTTAAACCCTTCGGCAACAACACCGCTATCAGGCAATAGCAGAGCGTCCAATTTCTAAGGCGCGCTTGCGCAAGTCGTCGCGGCTGCTTTGGTTGTCAACAACACGCACGGCACCCTTCATTTCTTCCCGGCGGTCAGCACCCAACTGCACAAGCATGTCCTTGCGGTCGCTAATGGAGAAAACCAACGACTTGTTGATGGCGGCAATCGTCTCGGCTTCAATCACCATGTTCTTGCCCTTGATCCAAGCCTTGTCCATCTTGACCGCGTTCTCTATCGCCTTTTCAGTGACTTTCTCACCGGAGGCCAACAGTTCCTTGCGATGCTCGTCGTACAGCGTCGCTTCCAGAACGTCAAAGCGGGCCTTGACGCGACTGGCTTGAGCCTCTGCGTTGGCAGCTTGAACACCGTAATAGGCACGAAGTCCAGCTTGTTCGATCATGCAGGCATCAAGAGTGCCTTCGGTGACGCGGGTATCGGCCTTGAATTGCTCGATGTCCATGTAGTATTGCAGGCCGCTTTCCGTTGGTTTGGTCGCTTTGCTGGCCGATGCAGAGGCGCGCTTCGGAGCAGGATCAGCACCGCAACTCGGGTTGTCTTCAGGTGCAATTGTCGGTTCCGGGGTCGCAACTGGCGGCTCAAACGGCGGCGGTGTGATCGGCGCTCGTGTCGGTGTAGGCGTTGGAGCCGGTGTCGGCGCTGGTGTTGGAGCCGGGGTGGGCGCTTGTGTTGGTGCTGGCGTTGGAGCCGGGGTGGGAGCAGGCGTTGCTGCAAGTTCTGCACTTTGCGCTTCCAACTCCGCCATCAAGGCTTCCAGTTCGTCGTCTGTGGTATGAATGTCGGTCATGGTTTTACCTTTGGTTTGCGTCGCTTGCTGCGACAAGATGAATTTTGACGGGCTAAGTCAGGATATTGCGTCACCGATGACTTAGCCTATCACGTTGCCTCACTCAAGAATTTCCGCGACTTTCGAGAATGTTTCTGCCAAAGAAAGCAGTTTGGATGGGTCAAACACGCACTGGGCGGCACTAATGCCACCAACGATCATCGCGTCCAGCTTGGAGTCGTACACGGCTTTGCCAGCCATTTCTGACACGCCGCCCTTAACGCCCGGAAAGAAGTGTTTGATCGTGGCCGATCCAAGCGCAACGACCACTGGCGGCTTGACGATCTCCAACTCGCGTTCGAGAAACTTCTTGCAGCCATTGATTTGCTGATTGGTTAGAAACTTGTCGTTCTTTCTGGCTTTGACTAGCGTCGTGAAATACCCGTCCGCGACATTCAAGCCCGCTTCTTTGATCGCGGTTTTGATGTAGCTTGCAGCTTCACCTTCCAACAATTTGTCCTTCTTTTCCTCTTCCCATGTTGGACAGTCTGAAACCACCATGTATTTGATGGTGGACTTGCACCGCACGGTTGGATGAACGGCACCAGCAAGATCACAGTCTTCACAGTCGCGCTTGTATTCCTGTGCAAGCTGAATGATTTTGGCGCGCAAGAATTTGTCCGTAGCGTCAGTTTGTCGATCCGCTTTTACGGAGTCGATAATCAACCCCGGCATCAACTCGGTTTGATCCTTGCGACGGTCGGGATGCCGTGCCGGTTTGGATTCAGGCTGAACGCTCGCAAAGCCACCAACAAGCTCCAGATTGTCCACAACGCGACCGCTCACCTTAGAACCGGGCATGGACGCTGCAATGCGGAACTCGTCAATCGAGTCGAATCGTCCTTTGATTGGAGTGTCAAAGTCTGGGCCAAAAACATCTTCAACGTCGCCATTGCGCTTTTTGGAAACGCGCACCACTTTCCACCCACGGTTGTTTTCCCGCAGCTTCATAATGGCCCGCGCTGTGTTTTCGGACACGCCTTTGATCGCTGAAAACGGGGCCAAGATGTGACTGTCGTCCGGGATGGTGAACTTGTCTTCCGACAGATTGATGTCTGGTGGCATCACCTCAATGCCGCATTCGCGCGCATCTTTTACAAGTCCCGGCAGCTTGTCTTCTTTGACAATGGACATGCACGCCGCAAAATACTCGGCGGGATAATTCACACGAAGCCACATTGTCCAATATGAAATAATTGTATATTCGTAACTGTGGCTTTTGTTAAATGCGTAACCTGCAAACGCCTCAATTTTGTCAAACAACGCGCCAGACCTACTTTCTGACATTGCGGACTTCACAGCACAGCCATCAATCCACTTTTGACGAACTTCGGCCATTTTGTCACGATCCTTTTTGCCCATCGCTTTGCGGAGATGGTCAGCTTCAGCTTTCGTAAATCCAGCAAGGTCAACGGCAGCTTGCATAACCTGCTCCTGATAAACAATAACGCCGTAAGTCTCCTTCAGAGCATTTTCCAAATTGGGGTGGTCGTAACTGATGGCGCGCAGACCTTGCTTGGTCGCCACAAAGTCATCCATCAGACCAGAATCCATTGGCCCCGGACGGTACAGGGCGGTCGCTGCCGCAATGTCGTCAAAGGTCAACTCGCCACCTTTTGCCAAATTGCGAAGCAGGTTCTTCATGCCGCCTGACTCGAATTGAAAAACGCCGTTGGTTGCCCCTTCCCCAAAGGCGCGCATCACTTTCGCGTCGTCAAGAGGCAGTCGAATGTAGTCAACGTCCACACCATGACGGTTTTTGATGTAAGTCTTGGCGATTTCAAGCACGTCCAAAGTGGACAAGCCCAACAAGTCCATCTTGACCAGTCCCCAGTCTTCCACCACGCGCTTGTCCCAGTTGACAACTGGCGAACCGGCCCGCGTTTCAACGACGGCACGCTCGACCAAAGGCTCGCCTGCCACAATGATCCCGGCTGCGTGCTGACCAAAAGAACGCATTGCGCCTTCGAGTTTGATGGCGTGAGTCCAGATGTCGGGATTCTCGTCGCGGAACTTTTCGATGTCTGGGACGGCTTTTGCTGCCTCTGTCAGAGAAAAGGAAGCGCCATGCTCTTTGGGCACCAGCTTTGTTGCCATCAATTCGATGCCGCTCATGTCATGCACGCGGCCCGTATCGCGCAATGCAGAAGCCGAAGCCATCGTCGAGTAGTTGGAAATGCCAGCGACGCGATCTTGGCCGTACTTTTCGGTCAAATACTCGACCACCAGATGACGCTTGGAGGACATGAAGTCCAAGTCAGCGTCTGGCAAGTCAAGACGTTCCGGGTTAATGAAACGCTCGAACAGAAGACCGAAGCGAATAGGATCAACGTCCGTAATGCCAATCAGGTACGCAACCAATGAGCCGCCAACCGACCCGCGTCCCGGCCCGGTAATCACGCCGTTGTTCTTGGCCCACATCACCAAGTCTTCAACCAGCAGGAAGTAACCACAAAAGCCCATTTTCTTAAGTACGGACAATTCGTACTCCAAGCGACTTTTGTAGGCTGGAATGTCCTCTGGTTTGGGAACGTGGCCCAACACCGGCTCCGAAAAGCGACGCTTCCACCCGAGAATACATTTTCTGCCAAGTTCGATAAATTCGTTGTCTGCCATTTTTGGCATACAAACGTCCTGACGCTTGAATTCGTAAGTGCAAGCGTCCACCAGCTTTTGAATGTTTCGCAAGCCATTGAGCCACGCCGCATCGTTGGAGACCTTGTTGAAAGTCGCAATGCGCTTGTGGGCCTGCTTAACACGCGCCATCAAGTGTCCGGGTTCTTGAAGAAAGAAGTCCTTGACGTATTGCTTCGGACGGTAAGGCACCGACACCGATGTGTTTGACGTGATGCAGCCAAGAATGTCCAGCGTTGAAGCGTCGCCAGCGTCAGCGTACAGCGTTGGGTACGTTACAAGCGTTGGCGCGCTGTGACTGGTTGCAATGCCGATCGCCTTCGCGTTCAACGTATCAAACAGCGGCGTGTTGATCGGGCACAACTCCACAAACACCTTGTCGTTGCCAAACTTCGCTTGCAAGCGCCACAAGATGTCGCCAGCGTTCTTGTGGTGGAACAAGTTGAACATGTCGCCGGTTGAGACGACCACACCTTCAAGCTCCAACACGTCGTCCAAGCCGACGCGGGAATGGTAGTAGAAGTAGTCCTGCGAGTTGGCTTTGGACAGCAGCTTGAGCAACGACTTCACGCCTTGTTCGTTTTGAACGTAAACTTTCAGCATGAAGAACGGGTTTGGAATCTCTTTGATGCCAGACGAACGACTTGGCTTGCGGTATGTAGGGTCATCGTAAACCCGCAGGCGACAGCCGATGACGGGCTTCAAGCCAGCTTTTTTGGCTTTGTTGGTGAAGTCCACCAAGCCATGCAGACTCATGGTGTCACACAAGGCAACCGACTCGTAGCCAAGCTCTTTGGACTTGGCGACAAGGTGGTCGATTTGCAGCATGGACTCGCCAATGCTGAAGTCAGACCTCGCGGAGAGAATGTGATTGATGCTCATAACTGCTGTTCCTAGAAGACGGTGATTTGCCCATTTGCCTCTTTGGCGATGCGAAAATTGAGAAGAATGGAAGTGACCTGAGACACATGGGACGCGGCAGTCGCTTCGTTCCAGTCCAGTGCTTTGACCAAGTGATCCTTCAAACCAGCGCGTGTGAAGCCGCCATTGAGAAGCATCGACAATGCTTCACGCACAAATGCTGGCCCTGCGGTAGCGAACGTGTTGCGCCCTTCCTGAAGGTCTTTGCGTATGCGGTCGATAAACCCACTTTTCACGAGGCTCAAGGCGACTTTTTGCGACTTCAACGGCAGCGTTGCGATGATCTCTTGCTGGTCTGGCAACACCTCGAAATGCACTTTGGCAACCTCCGTCTTGCGAACGACCGGATTGGTCAGCGGCGACTGTATGTTGCCGGGTGGTAGTTTTGATTTGGCTTCGTCGTCAGCGGCCTTGATTTGGCGCTGAGACGAACGACGTGCCTTTTCATGACGTTTGAGCAGGTCGTCCACGTTGATGATGTGGCGAATCTTTGCCAGCGTGAGCAGCGATTCTTCTGAACATGCCGCAAAAGCATGGCACACCTTGCACGCTTCCGAGTCGTGACTGAAAACGCTGGCCGCTGCAAAGCAACCCGGAAAATTTTGAGAATTCACTTCAGATTCCTTTCTGCATAAGCCAACACTTCCAACTTGCCAGCGCGAATGGTTCCCGCTGGCAGTGTCGTCACCTTCTCCAGTAAACCAGCCACAAACGACACGTTCAAAGAGCCACGAGCGCGACGCTCCTTGCCCAAATTTCTGGAACATTCCGCGTGAACCTGCGCGGCATTGAACTCGTGTTCCACCCAGTCTGGCGGGTCGATTGCCAATTCAGCGATGAGTGCCGCAATGGGAGAAAGGCTTTTGAGCATCCCATTGGCGGAACTGTTGGCGACTGCTGTCTGCTCTGGCGTTGCTGCTTCAGAGGCGACAACGCTGTAAATGTCGCTCTCGTCGTCCATTCGGGAACCCATTTCCTCCATCGAACGAACGCCGTTTTCCAGTCGTTCAACCTCATGCGATTTGGCGATCTTGTTGAAGCCGTTGTACGCCGAAGTCATGTAGTACGTGGAAAACTTGTAACCCGCCGTGTCGTCAAACTTGTCGTAAGCCCGAACGAAGATTTCCGACAACTCTTGGAACACGTCTTCGTAATCCATGACCGCACCAATCGCCTGGAGCCTACTGAAGCAACGACGTGCCACAGAATGAACCAGACGAACATTGTCGGCATAGAAGCGGTCAAGATTTTTGCGATCCATGACCACTTCCTCAATCAACCAAAGGAGCGTTGAGCGATGCCGTCCACCACTTCACGATCCACTTTGGACAGCTTGTTGATGAAGGACAGTTGAATGCCTTGACGGAACGAACCGCGCTTGATGCCAATTTTGGATGCGTAGATCAGCGTGCGTGGCGAGATAACGTCGCTGATCTTGCCGCCGTCGTAGGCTTCACGAATCAGCTTGGCAAAGCTCACCATGCGGTCAGCGTCCTCTTTCATCAAGCCAACGCGGTTTTGCAAGATCATGGACTCGGCCTTCTCATCCATGTAACGCTTGTGAATCACCATGCCAAAGCGGTCGTAGTTGGCGCTGTTTTGAATGTTGGTGCCTTGATACAGGCCGGTTTCGTCACCGGAGCCGTTGGTGTTGCCCGTCGCAACAAAGCGGAAGTTGGGATGCGGCTTGACAATGCGCTGCTCTGCCGAAGCCTCCTTAATCACCAGTGACTTACCCTCCAGCACCGCTTGATACACGGACAAGACTGAAGGCAGTGCAAAGTCGTACTCGTCGGCGCAATACATCCAGCCGTTAATCATTGCCAGAGGCAGCGGGCCGTACTCGAACACAGTATGCCCGTCACGCACCGTCCACTGACCAACGATGTGGCTTTCTTCGGTGTTGACCGTGTGTTGAACGCGCATAAATTGACGACCAGTGCGTGCCGCAATTTGCTCAAACAATTCCGACTTGCCCGAACCTTTGTGGCCCCACACGTAGCAAGGTATGTTGAGTTCCAGCGCCAGCATGACGTTCTTCAACTCGTCCACGTCGTACACGTAGCCATCGGACATTTCGGGCACCATCAGCGGATCGCCGGGGTTGACGATGACGGAGATCGGGATTGGCTCGCCGCGAGTGGACATTGCCTGCTTGGTCTTACCAAGAGCGAAGACTTCGTGGAAAGCGCGCTTGGTTACAGCGTCCTTCTCGTTGGTCGGCTCCGGCTCGGGGACTTCAGCCGGTTTGATCGCCTTGTTGGCCTTAGCGGCGAGACGTTGGGCAAGTGCTTTGGCAGCGTATTCAGACATCAGCGGAGCGCCGGGAAACTTCTCGACGTACTGCTCCAGCGTTACTTCGGGGTGGGTATCTTTCAAATGCACTTTGATGGAATGAACAGCGCCGCCACAAATAGCGCATTGAATTTTCTCGGTCATAACTTCTCCAGTTGAAAAAAAACAGATACAGCAAAAATCGCTGCGACAGAATGAATTGTGAACCCTTTTCGCAGGATAGCTAAGTTGGTTGTGACTTAGCCACCCGCTTTGCCAATTAGTCGATCAACAAAGAGCGAAGCTCCTTGATTACACGCAAAGGCAACTCGTCAACGCGGTTGATGACGGTGTTTCGCGGATAAAAGTCGCGCACTGCGACGCTTTGAATGCCAATACCGACGCATTTTACGCCAGCGTTTTCGACGTTCTTGACCGCCTTTTTCAGACTCGTGTAAAGGTCGCCTATCATGCCCTGAGCGTTTGGCGCACCGTCCGACAACACGATCATTACCTTGCCCTTCTCCCGACGGGCCAACAAGCGACGTGCCGCAATCTCGACACATTCACCATCCACGTTGTTGGCAAGAATGCCGCTGTTGGGCAACCAGCCAAAACGCTTGCGAATGTCCACCGTCATTCTCTCGTTGAACGACTTGAGTATTGGCATATTCAGCGATTCAGTACGCGAAAAACGACGGCCAATTTTCCTCTCCTGCTTTTCAAGCTCGCCCACATGAGCAACAAGTTCGCCGGTTGTAAAGGCGATGACTTCGTTGCTGATGTTCAAACGCTCCAGCACTTGAGCCAAAGCGTAGGCGGCTTGTGTGGCAAGGTGAATCTTTGCGCCCGACATGGAGCCGGACGCATCGACGACCAACTCGACCGCCACGTCTTTGCTGTCGCTTTCGTGGCGCTTGCGGAACACTCGGGTGTCTCCTACCGCCAACCGTGACAAGTTGGCAGAGTGAAGACGGCCAGATCGACGACCGGCTTCCCATGTGGCGAGGGATCGGGCAGAGATGGCTCGCTCCAAGTCTTTCTGAATCGGGCCAACCATGTGATCCACCTTGTCGGCCATGTCCGTGAGCATCCGCTGGTTGAATTGCGAACCAACCCACAGCGGCCCCACCTTGTCCGCGTCTCTTGTGTAAACAAGGTACTCCGCGCTTTTCATTGCGCTTGCCGCTGAGTTGCTGATGACGACGCTCATGGCTTCATCGAAGTTGTTGGCGGCGTTTTTGTCCAGTGCCGAAAGAAGGGCGGCGGTGTTTTCGTTTCCTATCTCAATCGAAGCTGGCATGGTCGCGTCTTGCCTTGCCCCGTCAGCGCCCTCCCCCGGCCCACCTTCGCCTTCGCCGTCGCTTTCGCCTTCGTTGTCGCCATCGCTTTCGCCTTCGTTGTCGCCATCGCTTTCGCCTTCACCATCATCGTCGGTGTCGCCCCGCTCGTCTTTGGCCTTTTTGCGCTCGTCCTTGCTTTCCGCCGAATCACCGTCGTCGGCATCACCATTAGCATCGCCGTCGGTGTCGTCGTCCGAACCAGAGTCGCTTTCGTTGTCCTTCTTTTGCTTGCCCTTTTTGGGCTTCTTGGACTTCTTGTCTTTTTTGTCCTCGTTCTTCTTGTCGTCTTCACCGTCGCCTTGCTGACCATCGTCGCTGGCATCGTCGCCCTGATCGCCTTTTTGCTTGCCCTTTTGCTCGTCCTCTTGTTTGTCGTCGGCACCGTCATTGCCATCGTTGCCATCTTCACCGTTGTTGTCCGGCTTCGTGTCGTCCGAAATGCGCTTGATGATCTTCTTGGCAAGCTCAAAGCAGTCGCGGGTACTTTTTGTCGCGGCGATGTCGTCCGTCAAGTCAGCGATCTTGCTGTAAATCGGATCGACAATCTCCATCTTGTCGCTCATGTATTCCTTGAAAGCCGACTGACCCGCCATCGAACGTATGAGCGCAGGCATCAGCGCACCGATTGCGGCGTTGGCATCTTTGGACGCAATCGCCTTCTTCAGCATTGGCGACACGCACTTGTCAAGGTAGAACTTGCCGGTGACGGACAGGTTGTAGCCGCAGCCAGTAAAGCGTTCAGCCATGCAGCGTTCGATTCGAGCATCCTCCAAGATGTTTGCCAGATTGTGGATGCGCTGATTTGGCATCTCATCAAGAATGCCAAAGTCGCTAAACAGGACGTGACCAACCTCGTGATCTAAGAAGCCCTGAATCGCCATGCACAGCTCTTCAGAGGCGTTGTCGGGCAGGTACGGCAGGTTGACCACTTTGGGCTTGCCGTCGGTGCCGCGAGTGACATACGCGCTTGATCCGCGCTGGGTTACGGTGATGCTTTGCCCTGATAGCATCTGAGTGATTTTGACCACTGCTTCACGCAGAATGGCGACGCGCTCGTTCATATATTGCCTTTCGTAAGTCAGTCACAACCGACTGACAAGCGAATGATATTTGCTGCACGCAGGATACAAAGAGAAATGACAGGCAATAAAAAAGCGGGCACTTGCCCGCCTTGTCATGGGTCGCCGTCGAATCACACGCCTTCAAACAGTACGCTTTCGCCAGAGGAAGAATTGACGACGATGATTTGGCCCAATGCCGGATGATGCAAGCGATACACCATAGCGCAATTGGCATCCGTTACCCGAACAACCTCCGACTCATCTATTAGCTCAAGTCCGCGCTCGTAGGAAATCAGGGTTTCGGTTCCACTGCTCTCTCTGTGTGCCATAAGGCTTTTTCCTTGTTTTTGGTTGATTCGGGTGGCAATTACAGTCACTAGCGACTTACTTGTGGAAAATTTATTTGGCGTGAAATTAGAACAACCGCATGACAAATTCGCCAATTCTGAGATAGTGCGCAGCGGAAATTCTATTGCTGCATCCGCCTGCTCTTCCCGCCTTGCATCGCTTGCTTGGCTATGTACGCCACTAATTGCGCAGGAACGATCTTGTCGATTGGCGTGTGCCACAGTTTTGATTGTGCAAGTGGTGTTTCCTGCAACGCTGGCGAAACGCCCTTTGCATCCTTGGGTGTTCGCATGATTGCCCTCCAAACACTCAAGAATACAACCCAACGCAAAGGTTGGGTTGTGGCAGTTTTGTTACTTCTGTTCCAGCTTGAGCGTTATGAACTTGACAAAGTTAAGCACCGTGAACAGCGGCACTTCTTTGCCATTGCGGTCAATAACCTGCACCAAGCCATTGGCGAACGTCTGCTCTTGCCACGGGAAAGTGGCGCGAAGCTCGTCGTATTGCTTTTTGTCCATAGTCGCTTAGGCTGGTTTCACCGCCGAATTGAACTGCGCCACTATTTCAGACAGAGAGTCCGCTTTGGTTTTGTCCAGTCGGTAGCAGTCTTCCACCATGCGAGGCAAGAACAAAGAGTGATTGCGATAGTCAACAGACTTTGTGATGCCGTTGGCCCGCACGGTGATGATCCGGCCATACCAGTCGTGTGGCTCCTCGTCAATTTTGTCACGGAGAGCTTCGTTCTTCACCGCAACGTCCACGTCGAGCTTGCCACACTCTGACTTGCAACGAATGGAGCCTGCACGCCCTTCGTTTTTGGTGCCGTCACGTCCGGGAATGATCGTCACCACTCGCAAGTCAACGTCCACTTCCAGCTTCATTTTCACCTGCATTTTGCTGGTGCCATCACGCCAACGACCATCAGGATGCTTCAGCACTGTGCCTTCTTTGCCGTTGCTGACAAAACTCGCATAGTGCGCCATTGCGTCTTCCATCGAAAAGCAGAGCTTCGTTTCCACAATTTGAATGTGGTCAAGGTCGTTGCCAGACACGGATCGCAGGCGATCCGTATAACAGGCCGAACCTGTGTTTTTAGGCTTTGCTTCATAAAGCGGAATTTGATCCCACACCTTGTAGAGCGGCTTCTCGTTGTCGGCAAACTTGCCACCTTTGAGTACCGAATTCAGAATGCCGTTGCCTGTCTCGCGTGGCAATTCCACACCGTCACGCAACACCAGCAATTCGCCGTGTGTTTGGGTGTCTTTGGGAAAAAACTTGATTGCGTCCGAAACGATGTTGAGGAACTGGTCAACCGGGAAGGAAGAGCCTTGCCGCGAGACAATCGAAACTGACCCGTCAACGTGGAGGTTGAGGTTCGCAAACACGCCATCGGCTTTTTCTTGGCTGATTACGCCTTTGTCCCACGGCCAGCTTTTCAAGTCCACGTCGCTGGGCAAGGAACAACGCATGTAGGGGAACGTCGGTATCAAGCCCTTCTTCGCCTTGTTGATGCTGGTGTCGCTGATGCCAGCCCGGAGGTCTTTGCGAATGATGCACCACAGCAACTGTGCGGAAAAATCGTTCAAGGTGGCGAACTGGTTGGTGACAGCCGCACGAGCCTCGTTACCTGAGAGCTTGCGCGAAATTAGGCCGTCAAGAACTTGCCACGTTTTGTCGCTGAAGTCCTCGCCGGAAAAGCCGTCGATTTTCTCTGGCTCGTACCAATTTTCCGGCACGATTCCGTAAGTCTTCAGCGGGTTGTAGGTGTATTCCAACACGCGACAAAAGTCGTCGTATTCAACATTCGCCTTCAGAATTTCAATTTTGCCAGTCTTGGAAGAGTTGTCGCGGATGCTGCGGACAACACTCATAATGTTGTCGCTGCCCAAGTTATTCTGCACTGCCATTTTCTTCTCCCTTGACGGTTACATCTTTGGCTTGCGCTTCCCGCTTCGCTTTTTGGTTCACGTAGCACTTGCGGGCAAAGTCGTCCATTTCCTTGCAGTAATGCTCGACCAGCGCGCCGACATCCTTTTCCGTGAATTCATCCACGTTGGCAAACTGGGCACCAACTTCACCCGCTACGGCCAAGCAGGTGCCAAGAAATATGGCCTGCGGCTCGATGTTGACTTGTTGGTAGGTGACGACGAACATATTGCGCGTCACTTCAATGACCGCGTTCACAGCCGCATTAAATTGATCGCGTCGCTTTTGGTCGTCGCTGGTTTCTTGAATAGTTGCAATGTCACTCATGACTTATTCCTTCAATTTTGAATTTGAGTACGGGCCGCCAGTTGCATTCGGGCCATCTCAAGAATGCTCATGCCCGCCTTGACGGGCGCAACGGGAGCGAGGTTTACCGGCGCGGCCACTCTTGCAGGCTCGATTGCTGGATTGGGTTGCGGTGCCAGCTTTGGCTTGGTTGGCACCGAGAATTTGGTTTGTGACAAGGCGCTGTTGATAGCGTCGGCATAGCCGCCCGTTGTCACAAATGGGTCTGCCGCTTGCACCTTCACACTTGCTGGTAATGTCTCACCCTTGCGCTTGGCTTTGCGAACCGCAGCGGCAACGTCGTACTCTTGCTTCTCTGCCTGAAAGTGGTGCAGCTTTTCTCGGCTGATGAAAAAAAGCGCCTTGTTTTCACGCTGCTCACGTTCGCGCATTGCCGTTGCTTTGCAGCGACCGCGCCGTATTTCACCTTCGCATTGACCGCCAACAAACAAAGACTCGCCACGGTTGACGGCTTCGATTTTGTTGACGCAGGCACAGTACGCCGGACGATGCCCAATGCTGTCGCAGTGATCCAGATAGAAGGCATTATTGCCACTGGCCGACATAGACGGCGAATACACTTCCGCATCTTCAAACTTTGGCTTTGACATCTGGTCTTCCTTAGCGCAAACCGCGCTGAACTCGATAACTGAATTGTGATCGTTTTTAGCAGGATAGAACGTCATTTGTGACTTATCCTGCTTTGTTGCCTACGCGGTACGTTTGGCGAGCTTGATGCGCACAGCAACAGCCTCGTTTACCACCTCCGCACGCCAGAAAGCATTGCGAACAACGCTTGGAGCCACTTCGTTGGGATCGCGTCCGGCAGGCAGCACGGCAATGCGGGCAGTCAATCCAAATTTGCGAAGAAGCAAGCCTGTTTCAATGGCCGCATCCAACGCTTCCGGTTCGCTGTCCCACATCATCGTCACTCGCTTCAATCCGCCTTCTCGCAGGGCCATGAGCTTGGCAAGCTGGCTTTCGTCATCGCCATGCGACAAGTGCTTACCAAAAGAGCCTATGGGCACGACTTTGCGAAGCTGCATTTCCTCGTCCAAAGCGATCTTGGTTGCCATTACGTCAAAAGCGCCCTCGCCCATCACAACGTCTTCGGCCCCATGAGCGTTTTGGCCGTTGTAGAGATGAGAGCCGGTGGAGGCAAAACCCGGCGGGAACAAGTATTTCTTTTCGGCAATGCCTGTGATGTCACGGCCCTGAAAAGACACGATGTCGCCATTGAGGTCAAACACCGGGATGATGATGCGCTTTGCGTAGGACTGAACGCGCTGCTTGCCGTTCTCGTCCTCGTACTTGAAAATGCCTTTGGTTGAGTAGCGCAAGGAGAAATACTTGGCAACTTCGCTTGTGATGCTGCGATTCTCCAAGTATTTCAAGTTGCGTCCTTTGATGGGCAAAGGCAGCGACTCCGGGATGATGAGGTTTGCCTTGTCAATGCTGACGGCAACGGCCTGCTTGCGCGTTGGTCGCCAACCTTGCTCACGCGCCACCGTCTTGCAATGCTCCACAACGTCGCGCGTTGAAGATGATCCAAGATAGCTTTTGATGAGCTTCCACAAGTTGAACTTGGTGTTGCACACAAAGCAATTGCCAAGTGCCGATTCAAGCCCGATGTAAACCTTCCAGTTTGAGTTGCCGCAACACGGGCACTCTTTCAAATTTGCTTGTATGCCAGACTTGCCACGCGCAACCCTGTAATCCAAACCTTCTCTGTCCAGCCACCCTTCAACATCAATGGTGGACAAGATTTCCTGTATGTCATCGACCACAATTTTCCCCTCTTGAGCGCGGGACAACCCCGCGCACACATTAGAACAAACGAGACTAGGGGAACTACTCGACTCGCAGGACAGATGTGATGAATTGCATACAGGAGATGTCCTGCTTGATAACCACAGAGAAGCCGCTTTCTTGGTTGCGCGAGGCAGCAAAGTAGAGTCTTGCTTCTCCACGCGCCGCTTCTTCTTCCGTCTTGTTAATGGAAATCATCAGGTCAACCGTGCGAATTTTGTTGAAGTCTTCCGACACATGCTCCATTTTGGCAACCGCAGTCTTGGCCGCTTCTCGGTTGGTTTGCGTTGCCGTCAAAACAGCGGCGTTTTCCTCGAACGCAATGGCACGCAAATCCACATAGACGGACTTGGAGTTTTCGATTGCGTCGTTGGTGCGGTGGTTTGGAGCCATGATGTCGGCGTAGTCCACCACGATCAGGTCAAACTTGATAGGTGGGCGCGTTGTGCCGTTACTGTTCCAGCCCGGAGACTTGTAGCGGTCAATCAGCTTGCGGAGTTGGTTCGGTGTGAGTGTGCCAGATGGAAACTCGTGAATCTTCAAGGCTCCAGCTTTTGCACTGGCCTCTTCCACCTTCTCACGAACGCCGTGAATCTTGTCGCACAACTCGCGCATCATTGTGCTGGAGATGGATGCGTCGATACGGTCTGAAACGATGTCCGCGCCCACTTCAAGCGAGGCGTACAAGACGTTGTAACCCGCCAGAGAAGCGTCTTTGGCAAAGTTGACCAAAGCGGTCGTCTTGCCCATTTTGGCAAGACCCATGATTGAGGACAACTCTTTACGGCCCCAACCTCGGTGGTACAGCAACTCATCCAGCTTGGGCGTGCCGGTGGTGATGCCTTGCGGCGGTCGAATACCAGCGGCTTTGTCCAAGCGCGTAGCGGTTCGCTCCGCTATCCGTTCAAAGTAGTCGTAAGCAACGCCTTCGTCGTTGGCACCGACAGAGATAGCCGCCTGCACCGCCTGTTCGATTTGCGTGAACTTGCCTTTGCCCAACAAGTCCACAGACTTCAAAATTGCCTGACTGACCGCTTGGTGCTTGGCGAATTCAACCACCTTGTCTTCAACGAACTCGCGGTTCCGCAATTCCCCGATCAAGATGCGTTTGCGCGCCTCTTTGACCGATTCGATCATGTCCTTGCGGATGATCTTCGCAACCACATCGTCGCGGATCAAATGTGCCATTGTTGTGTTGTCTGGCACACTGCGGTACTTCTCGTAATGACGAACGGCAATGTTGACCAAAGCCGCTTCGCCAGCATTCTCAAAATACTCAGGTTTGATGAGGTGACTGACACGCCGCATGAACTGGTCGTCGCGGCAAACGAATGCGGCAATCTTCGACTGAAAATCGCCATCAAAACCACCTTCTTCAAAAGTGGCCGTTGCTGATTCTGGCTTTTCTTCCGCCGCTGTGCCTGAAAAAGAGGCACCGATCATTGCGGCAACAGACGATGCCGCTGCATCCAAAACTGGATCATTCATAGTTGATAGCCAAAACGGCGTTGGTTAGTGAAACTTGGCTTTGCTGTCGGAGACGCAGAACTCCGAGATGTCGTGCTTGAACAGGACGCGGGTGTTGTAGCGACCCGTGCCTTCGATCTGCTCCGCAATGGAGACTGTGTATTTGTCGGACGTTTTGATCTTGCCTGTGATGATTTGACCACTGCTGGCCTTCACGAAGGTCACGATAGCGTTGGATGACTCCAGCGCACGCAGAAATGCCTCGTGACCTTTCGGCGCTTGACGCTGGCGCTGATCGACCTTCTTTTCGACCATTCGCGCATGGGCCAGTTGATCCATGCGGATGCGACGTTCAGTTTCCATCAAAGATAACTCCTAAAATTGAAAGTAACAAAGTTGTTACCAGTCCCGATTATACTCAGCAATGACTTACCGACTTAGGACGGCTGAAGGGCAATTGCGGCTTCTACAACCTTGCTCTCGAAGCTCCGCAGTGCTTCTTCAATGCGAATGACATCGTACACGTACAACGCTGCGTGGAGTGAGTAGCGCGTGACCGCACGCTGTCCAATCTGCCTTAATACAAACGCTTCGTGGTCTTGCTGTGCCTTGCGTCCAGCAAAGTTTGAAATCCGGTAGTACGGGTCTTTTGCCACTTGCAGAGAAACACGGCACTGCTCCTCCCATGCAATGACGGCATCCGCAAACAACTCTTCGTTTTTGGCGAAGTGGGATGGACGCGGCGGGTACACTTTTCCATCTTGGCCAACGAAGCGGTAAAACCAATTCATTGCAAAGGTTAGGAAAAAGTCGTACCGAATGCCAACTTGGTCACAAGCGGCCCGCAAGCGCCAGAACGACATCTTTTCCCGCGCCTTGAGGAAGTCGTGTTCCTTGATGCAGCGAACGTATGACGCGGTTTCGTGGTTGATCGCCTTTTTGCAAAAAGCGCGGTAGGCATCCGTGTAGCACTTTACAAAGTAATACGTTGCCTGAAGAGGATGGAGCCGACGGTAATCAAACCACTTCGACTCCATCAATTCCGTTTCTTTGGCAAGTTCCCGTGCCGGGATGTGTTGGATGCTCAAAACCTCGTAATTGAGAAAACCGAGGTTGGCTCCATAAAAGTTTTCAAGCCATGTTGGTCTTGGCAAGTTCCGCATCTTATCCTCAAAATTCACTATATTGAATTTTAAGTATAGATACTCTATTCAATACATACTATATATAAGCAGTAGAGCTTTCGAGTCCCAAGTAGTCCCAAGTCCAACAGGCTGCGGAAATGCTTAGGCCCACCACTCCGCAACAACAATGCAGTTAGTTGCCGCAATGACGCTAATCTCGGAGATGTCGTCCACGGCCATCATAGGACGAGAGGTGGGCTGAACCGGAACGGAGCCAACCCCGTTGTTCACATCCGTTGTTGGCTTGGTTGCGGCACCGTTGACGTTGTAGAAGAACACACCATCGGCAGTAAGGCGCACGAAGCGGGCACCAAGGGGCTTAACCAGCGTTTTGGCAGCGCCAGAGGTGACGATCACAGCGTTGACGCAATCAGAGGCGTTTTCGATTGTGAGCAAGGAATTTTGGTCGAGAGAGCAGGAGAGCTTTTTCATTTTGTGTTCTTGGTAAGTCCGGCGCAGGGAAAGCCAACAAAGCGTTGCCATTGAGCCGCTGGCAAGATCGCGGGTCGGGCCAAGCAAGTCATGGACTCAACCATGAGCAGCAAAGTCAACTTGGGAAGGATGGGAGCAAACCGGATCACATCAATTCCAATCGGTACAGGGTTTGCATGTAGAGCAGACAGATTTCGTCGATCAGCGCCTGAAGAGCCACATTGGTGGTGATGAGCTTGCGGTTGGTTTCGATCCAATCCAAGCTAGAGCGAAGACGCTTGGAAATGCCTTCGGCTTCTTTGTCGCCATCTTCCGCCGACATGTCCAAGTTTGTCATTGGCCCATAGCGTCCAACGTAGCACTCCATGAACTTGTCAGCCAAATCACGAACGCTCTCATAGAACGTCTGCGTGGCGCTGTGCCGGGCATACACAGTGGTCACGAAATGGGCCTTGTGCGCTTGTTGTCCGTCTTCAAACATCAGACGAACGAATTGTTCTGCTTTGTTCATTTTGACTCCTTAGACCATGAAGCTGGTTTTCTTGCCCGACCCAAGCTGTGCCACGGTCAAGCCTTCTGCCATTTGACAGTGTGCATATTCCTTAAACCGCTTCCATCTGCCTGCCCATTCAAAGCCAAGCGACTCTGCGATCACGCCGCAACGGGTGAACAGCGCAATGTCGTTCCACTGGGCTTTGCCGTTGACAATGGGGCAAAAATCAAAGGCCAAACGGTAGTTGTGGTAAGACTGACCAGCTTTCGCATTGGTGACGATCTTTCCCGGCTTGGTGCGACCTTGAGCGTACAAGTCGTTCTGGCTTTCAAAGTCCCGGAACGTGCTGGTGATGATGACATCAATGCCTTGCTTGGCGCACTTCTCAATGAATTCTTGGGCTTTCTTCGCCACGAACGGATGTAGCTCAGAGAGGCTGCGGCTGTTAATCATGTGAAGCCTTAAATTGAAAACAATGCTTGATTATAGGAACCGGGCACCCAAACGTCCAGTCAGCAATGACTTATCAAAAAGCCACCCGTAGGTGGCTTTGTTATGGAGTTGGCCTTGTTGGTCTAGGCTTTGTAGCCCTTTCGTTTTCGATTTGTGCCTGTTTTTCGACACTGCCTCGACTCGAACCAAGCCAATAGGCTACCGCCGTTGAGAATGCCCCAATCACCTGACCGGCAATGAGGTACAAGACCTCCTTGTTGGCTGGTGGTGCTTCCATTCGCAACAAGAGCCAGACCATGCCCGCCACCATCGCAACGATGATGAGGGTCAATGTCGCTGGCATCCAATGTGAATGGCGACTTGTCAAATCCTTACGGGCGGCGTTTCTTACGGCGACAATCATGGCAGAAACGCTTTCAGGATTTCTACCAACTCGTTGGAGTAACCAGTACCTATTGCCGCAATGATGCCGCCCATGACCAGACGGATGATGTTTTTAGTCACCTCCTGCTGGTAGTTTTTGATCGCCTCGCGCATTGCCTTGTTGCTTTCGATTTTGTCAGCGTGGTACTCACGGTGCCAATCAAAAGCAGGGTTGCCCAAGTCGTCACGCGGAAGCGCGTCTTCCAGTCGTTGCACCCGTTGCATCAGCATGTGGATGTCAACGCACTTTTCTTCAGTGTGCGAGGGTGGCGGCATATTTTCGCTCTCCGAGTTTATTGATTATTGGACGCGCCCAAATCCAAGATGCCACAAGCGTCAGTATGATTTCTCCTGAGATTGCGGCTGGAGGCGGGTAAACGGAGGCCAACATGCAAGCAATTGTGGTTGCCCACAGAAGCGAGTTCCAGCAACTGAACAACCAAGCCGAAGTGGTGTCACAAAGGCGCAGTGCCACAATTCGATACTGGGCCATTGATGTCGCAAGAAACGCGAGTGCCCACACCATTTCTGGAGCGATTTGACTCATAAGCGAGTACGTTGGGCGCGCAAATGTGTCTCCGGGCCAGATCAGCAGCACAGCCCAAAACATCTCACCTCCCGCCAGCATCAGACGGGGAAGAATGAGATCGCTGTCAAACAACGCGGCACGGATGCCGCTTACGTGTCGTTTGTTCATCAGGCCCACTCGCTTTCCGAAACGCTTTCAATTGGATGATTGTCCGGCACTTCAATCGCCTCCGGCGTGTCTTCGTTCACCAGCAACCAGTATTCGCCGTCGCACTTCACGGCACCCCACCACAGTTCCGTGGTGTGCCCTTCGATGCGCTTGGCTGCTTCGGCGTGGCTGCGTTCTTTAGCTTTGGCAAGGGTCGGGAATTTCAAAACGTGCATGATTAGGCTACCTCGATGGAATGAACGACCGCCGTCCAGCGGATTGATGTAGATGCCGCGCCTGTGGCTGTGATGGCCAGCGCGCCGTTGGTGGTGTCAGCCGTCACGGCAATGCCCCAACTTGCGGCGTTGGTATCGGCAAATGTGCTGGTGATGCTGGGTGTGCCCACAATGGCAGTGGCTGCTGCGTTGGCACCACGCTTAATCAGAGCCTCGAATGTCCACTCCTTGCAGTCGTTGGTGCTGGTGTTGCGAGCAACAACGGTGCCGCACACGCGAAATGCGCTGCTGTTACGCAGTGTCAGTTGGTTGGCTGCGCTTGCGGCTGCTGCGTCGGCGGTGATGCGGGCCGCGCTGGAAGTTGTGGTTTCATTTCGGCCACCCCAGAAGGACATTTGATTGCGTCCTGCTTGTCCATAAAAGCCGTAAGCCAAGACCCCTCGACTTTCGGCCCGCGCACCAGCCCCACCTGGGACACAAGAGTAGGTGGAGCTGGCGAGGTTGCTGTAACCCATTGCCACCGCATAGTCGGCGCTGGCGGTGTTGTTTTCACCAAAGGCAACCGCCCGCCATCCGCTGGCGGTGTTGCCGTAACCCATTGCCACCGCATAGTCGGCGCTGGCGGTGTTGCCGTAACCCATTGCCACGGAGTAATTCCCGCTGGCGACTTGTGTCGCTGCGGTGCGTCCCATCTGCAAATCGACTGACCGATAACCGCGCTTACTGCCGCCAGAAACTGCATTATTGGCAACTTGCGCCGTCAAAGCGCCAGCTCCTTTTGGCATCAGCGCAAAATCAATGTTTGTCGCTGCACCAGTCGCTGAAAACCCAGCCACTGGCACCGGGGCATTTGGCGCACTGTTGTTGTAAGACTCAGTGAAGTACGTCAGACCTACCGTCAAATCACCGGCACCCAACACGCTTTGGCCGTTGATGGTTCGGATATTGGTGCCGCTGACTAACTCAGCTTGCGCTCCGATTTCAGACAGCGACCAGCTCAGGTTGCTGGAGCCGTCAAATGTCTTTGAATTGCTACCAATGGTCAGGGCGCGCTCCGTCTCCAGCTTGGTGGCTGTGGCCGCGTTACCCGTGGTGGACTGGTTGAAGGTGGGCCACGTTTGTGCAGGGGCAAAGCTAATTGACCCCGACATCGTTCCGCCAGCCTTGGGCAGGTATTGGCTGTGCGGGTCGACTGCGCCCGTGTGGGCAGACAGTGCGGTTGCTGCGGTGCCACTGGCTTCTTTGCCATCTAACGCCCGTTGGGTGGCCGTGCTGATGGGCTTGTCCAGGTCGGATGTGTTGTCCACATTGCCCAAGCCCACTGCTTCTTTATCAAAGACCCCCACGGCCTCACCGACTACCCGAGCAATCTCAAGATCGAGTTGTTGGGTCATGGTGCCGTAGGCATAGCGCACACTGAGCTGTTTGCCGTCAAACTGCCCCGGCGTATCCGGTTGGATCGTGACGACCGACCCGGCGACACTGTGCTCCACTTGATGCGCAACTAGCCCGTCGCGCACCATTACGTCCCATACCTGCCCGTTGGCAGGTACAAAGGACAGTTGAATCTGGTCTTGCGAGATGGTCTTGGACTCGCCGGTAAAGGTCAGGGTCTCGACGTTATCTTTGAACATCAAAATCCACGATGCCTGCACCTCGTCCCAGCGGTACACGGCGCGGCCAGAACCCGCGTAAGGGTCGCCGATAGCATCGCGCACCAAAACCGTCATGCCGGGACGACGCGGACTGATAGCGTTACGCTCTGGAATGTTGGCTACCGTTTTGTCGTAGCTGCGATGTTGAATTGTTGCCATGTTGCTTTGCTTGAAATTGGTTGGGGTCGCCACTGGGACGACCCCGTTTCATTAGGCGGCGGCGATGTAGGCGTACTGCACAGTCACGCTCTTGCCGTCGAATTCACCAGACACGTCAGGAGACAGGGTGAAGGTCTTGCCGGTGGCATCAGCCGGATCACGCAGAACCGGGATGTCGTAGGCGACACCAGACACGTCCACATGGCGAACGGTCATAAAGTTGAACACCATGCCGTCTTTCGGGGCGCTGGTCAGAGTCACCTTGTCGGCGAATACAACCACGCTTTCGGTCTTGAACAGAGCGCCGCCAACGCGCACGGCTTCGGTCACGAACGACTTGACAGCCTGAGAGCTAGGAATGTCGGTGTCCGAGGCGTTCAGCAAAGCACCGCTGGTGTTCAGTTCGTCGGACTGGATCAGCTTGTCCAGATCGCGGGCCTTGGTGATGCTGATGTAGCCCACCTTGGCTTGTTCGGCATCGGTGTAGGCGTTGGTGTCAGCGTTGGACTCGTATGCTTCCTTGATCGACAGCGCGGTGTTGGCGTTCAAGTAGGTGTCCGCATCCATCAGGACATCCCAAGAGGTGCCCTTGCCTTGAGCGTCGATGGTGCCAGCTTGGTACACAACCCACTTGCCGTCGCCGTCATCCAGCACGCGAATGGTGTCATTCAGGGTCAGGCCGGTCAGAGCATCACGTTCGGCACGGTCGGCCACACGGTAGCTGGTGCCCAGTGCCAGTTTGGCAGCTTCAATCGCAGCGTCACGGGCCACAACTTCAGCAGCGTCGGCATTGGCGCGCGCGGCAGCTTCAGCCTCAACCGCCAATTGGAGGGCCAGTTCAGCGGCTTCAGCGCGGGCTTTTTCGTTAGCCAGTGCGCTGGTCAGGGTCAGTTCAGCGGCTTCGGCGCGGGCTTTCTCGGTGGCATCGGCCAGAACCAGAGCTTGCAGGTCGGCGTTCAGGCCGAAAATGTGATTTTTGGAGCGTTGCAGGACTGCCATACTTCTTCCTTTCGAGACAGTTGATTAAGTTCAAAGGGCTTGTCTCCAACCCCCTGAAGTTAGCCTTCTGAGGATTTGGCCCAAGTCAACTTATTTGCTGGAAGAAGTCAGTCAGTGGTGACTAATCTCCCAAGCCACAAAAATGGACTTGTGCCATAACTGCGCCTTAAAGCGAGGACAAATCCAGATTAACGGCTTGGGAGCCGCGTTAGCCTTTTTGATGGCCTAACCGCGAAGAAGAAATTTCTTTCTTGATGGATTTGATTGTATCGAGTACCGGCTTCCATCGCAAGCGGTACTCCTGCTCCTCTTGAACAAAGACATCAATGGGCATAATGGCCGCAAAGCTGCCATCGCCATTGGCCTTTATTTGATGTCCGCGACACATCAGCAGGGCTACCAGAGAATAATCGCGGAGTTTTGTTATTTTTCCGGCCACGTGAGGTAACTCACTTTCGCATACTTGCCGACTAAACTTTCGTCGCTATCGACAAACACCGCAAAGTCGCCATCAACAATGACGTTGATGTGTTCTTCCATGATGTAATCTTTGTTTGTCAGGAGGCCATTTTCCAAAATGTCTTCTGGTTTCAGATCGACAAAAACCAGCGCCATATCCAAAAACAAACCTCCAAGTGGTTTGCTTGGAAGTTGTATGCGACCATTGACAATTGGAAGTGGAGGCGTTGTAAAAAGACTTGGCGGCTTTGACCACGCTATGTCAAAGTCTTTTTCGCTTTGCTTGCGTGGAATGTCGTCGGTAAACCCACCCTGCGGGATACCAGCGCCAGTTTTGCCGACAATCGCCCGAACAAGCTCTACTTTTGGCGCTGGTTCCGGGTTGAACTCCAGAACAAAACTTGGCCCGCGCTTAAAGGCTAGTTGGATAACCTCACTCACCACCCGTCACATCTTTCTCAATCAGCAACGTAATGGTGTTGGAACTGATTGTGTATCCGTCTTGTCGGACGAATTGAACATCCATCAAAAGGCGACCAATGGGCCAAGGCTTTGTGTCGAACTTTTGAATGTGAAGGATGCGGGTTTTAAGCGGATCGGCCCACACGATGTCAAGATTCGCAACAAGCGTGCCGTCTGGTTTCTTGACTTCGGATGTGACAGTCCAATCCGCGAAGTAGCCATTTGGAAACTGCTTCGGGATTGTCGCTGTAAAGTCCAAGCTGTCGCCGCGTTTGTGCGTAATGTTTTCCATGTTTCTACCAAATCGACGACCTTGACAGACAGACAGACAGACAGTTGACATCCTCCCCGCCCTTTAGGGCGGGGATTCCTGCTACCAGACGGCGATGCCCCGCCGCGAGAATGTTCCGGGCTGCGTTTACGTCGCGGTCGTGTACCGCTCCGCACTCGCTGCACGTCCATTCCCTTATTCGCAAACCCGCCCTACCTTTCGGACTGCTGGCGGGTATGACTCCGCAGCACGAGCAAGTTTGGGTTGTGTACGCTTCGTTGACTTCTTCAAACACCACACCGGCCTGATGGCTCTTGTTGCCCAACATGGTTTTGAGCATGGCCCAGCCCGCGTCCAGCGTACTCTTGGCCATACGGGTTTTGACCAGCTTGGCGCTGGCCACGTCGCCCACGAAGATGGCGGCGTTTTGTTGCACCATCGCGGTGCTGAATTTGTGTAGCGCGTCCTTGCGCTGATTTTTGATCTTGGCGTGGATCGCCTTGACCCGTTTTTTCTTTTTGGCCCGTTGCGCTTTCGCCAGTTCCTGTTCGTGCTGGCGGTACCAGCGCCCTTCCAGTTTGTCGCCTGTGCTGGGGGTGGCACATTCTTTCAAGCCCAAGTCGATACCGACCGCTGCCGTGCCTTGCGAGGGCTGGCATTGCACTTCCACCGCCACGTTGAAGTACCAGCGGCCCCGGCTGTCTTCGCTGAACGAACCCGAACGCAGCTCGTACTGGGACAGGCCGTAACTGTCCCACAAGCCAAATTTGTGCCCGGCAAAGTGGATTTGCCCTGCCTTGTATTTGGCATGCCCGATCTTGAACGGAATCCAACCCAGCGAATACTTGGACGACTTGGGGTTGGAAACGCGCCAGTTAAGCCGCGTCTTTTTGAACTGTTTGCGCCGTGTGGCGTACTCGACGCACACCAGTTGCACGGTGCCGCTGCCCACCGCCACATCTTCGCATTTGCTGTACCCGGCGGTGAGCTTTTGCAAGTCGTAGCCCGACAAATACTTGGGCGGGCCTGCGAATGGCCTTGCGGCTTTGGCCGACACTTCGTTGATGTGGTTCCACACCTGATTGACCTCGCGTGCCATCTGGCGCAGCACGCGGGCGTGCTTATCTTTGATGCGCAACTGGAGGGTTTTTGTGGTGGTGTTCACGGCGATGATGATATGGCATTTATTTCAGAAATGGCACAAAGCAGGTCGTTCCGGCCTGATCGCTCGAACCTCGGGCTGAACCCCGAGGCTTGCCGCTCAATCTGGGTCATTAGCATTTGCCACAATTACCAATGGGCGGTCGCTCGCCTGCGGGATGGCAAATGCTAACAAAAGCACTTGTCGCCGTCAAGTCAGTGATGACTTATCAGCTTTGCGAAATTGGTGGCTGAGGCCAAACGATATTGAA